GGCCGTGGTGGAAAGACCCTGATCTTTGCGAGCAATGGCGCGTCGAGCACGGTATTGACCGCCGTATGCGGTGCAACCATGCGGCAGCGGTACAAGCCCTTGAGCAGCTTATGGGTTTCGGGTGGCGAGGATGAGGCCCACCTTTCGCATTCACACCTTTGGCGGCGTTGGGGTACCCGTTGACCCGCCGCCGCCCCCGGCCAGCCTCACGGAAGTGCTCACCTACCAGAAGGCCATGCACTACGGTGCGTTCCTCGCCATGTACGGGTCGCATATTCCCCGGGTGACCGTAGCTAAGTACCTTGGACTCTATACCCCGACCGGCAAGCCCTTGGAGGTCTACCGCAAGGTGCTTGAGGGCTACCGCAACCTGATGCGCCGGTTGAACAAAACCCATCCGGTTCAGCCCCCGGAGTGGGCGGAGTGGATTGACGAGATGAAACGAGAACTGGTAGCTTTCGATCTGCTCGTTCGCACCACTAGCTGGGGCCGCCTTCCCGTCATAGCCTTTGCGGGACCGGATCGGGTTGGCAAGAGCACGCTCGCGGCTGAGTTTCAAAGCCACATGGGAGGACGGATCATCGGTTTCGGGGATGCCGTCAAGGAGATGGCGCATGAGTTGGGCCTGGCCGAAAACGTAGGCCGGGGCGATAAGGGTTGCTGGGAACGGGCGGCGTATGTTTCTGTAGCTCAGACCATGCGCGAGAAGGTGGACCGTGCGTACTGGATCAAAGCGCTGGCCCCCAAGGTTGACCCGGACCGGTGGAACATTATTGACGATCTGCGCTTCCAGAACGAAGCTGATTGGGTTAGACGCATGGGCGGCATTATTGTTCGCATTAACCGGCCAGGGGCTCAGTATCATAAGTCCCAGCGCAACCCGTTTACCCTGAGCGCTTACAGTGAGATTCCGCGCCAGACGAACGCCAGCAAACCGATTATCGCGTTTCTAGATAACGACTCTACCTTCGACGTGTTCAGGAAGAGGGCGGCTGAGCTTCTGAGGTACATCTACCGCGCGGGATCAGCCACGCTCGCGCAATACCAGCGTAAACGCAGGCTTGAGTAATATCGTGTGGTCATATATAATAAGGGTAGAAAGGGGTGAAGACGGTGGGCGCATTCAGGTATCGGGTTACAAGAAAGAGCGGACAGCATGTGCATGTGGCCTTGTCGAGCCGCCAGCCGAATGGCGAGTACGTCAGCAATGGGATGGTGGCTTTTACCGTTGACGAGTGGGAGCGCCTGAAGCGGGCGCTCAAGTCGGCTCCGGGTGACTTCGAGGTGGTTGACCGTGTATCCGATCATTAGAAAAGGGCAGATGCGCAACTTCAGGCAGGCGGAAAGCATCGCCTCGCGCATCGTCTACCGTGAAAAGGTTGGGGAAAGCACGGATGGGCAGGAGATCGAGGCCGCTATCGCCATTAATCGCGAGGGTACCCGCAACACGTGGTTCGTTGCGCTGGTCCTGATTGACGCCGAGGTATGGGCACGCTCCCCCTTCGGCCAGGCCATGAAGTTTGTGCAGGTAGACAAGGCGCTTCGCGCCTGGCAGAGGGCCATCGGGTTTCAATTCAAGATCATGATGGATGAGCCGGGGCGCTACATCTGGCGCTCGCAGCATCCTGAGAAAGCCGCCGATGCGTTGCGTCGGGTATGGCCTGAGCACCTGTTGCAGTTGGCGGGCAGTGTGGAGGCTCAAAAATGATACACGGACTAGGCAAGCGGGCGAGTTTACAGCGTATTGGCAAGCTCCGGATCGGGGAGAAGAGTGAGCGCGGCCTGCCCCGTAGCATAGACCACTTTCGGGTGGTCATGGATGAGGGGTTTGACGACGTGTTGGAGGCCATAGCGGAACAGTACGGCTCAGAACCCAAAGAGTTGATCGTTTATCTACCTGCCAACCCCGATTTCGATGAGGTCTGGAGCCCGTGGTATCGGCGTTACACCACCGCCGGTTTGGTGTGCAAGGGGGATGGCCTGACCGGTGTCGAGATTCAGCGGGGCGGTGAAAAGGTGGAGCGGCCATGCGCCGAAAAGGGGTGCCCGTTTGCGGAGCCTGACGAAAAGGGGCGGGTGGCCTGCAAGCCGGTTGGTATCCTGAGCCTCAAAGTTTACGGTATAGAGCACCCTGGGACATTGCACCTGACGATGGGCGGGTGGTTTCAGGTAGACCTCGCGCATAGGTTCCTGATGCTGCTAATGGAGAAGGAGGGCGGCGATGCGGCCGGCGTTCCCTTCAAGATTTCTACGGAGCGCATTAAGGGGCGCAAGGGGGTGTTTACCCGTATCAACTTTGGATACACGAAGCTGCCGCGCATCGAGGTTGCGGTCGAAGCGCCACCGGTGGAGCCCGAACTTCCCGAACCTGAAGAAGGGCTAGAGCATGGTCCAGGCTCCGAGTTGGCCGAGGTGATCAACGAGGCCGTGGAAGCCGGGTTGCTCGTTGGGGTGGCCAAGAAGCGGGCGCTCGAAACCCTGTCACGCATACCGCTGATGGGGGCCGATGAAGCGGCCGCTCAGCTTGAGAGCGTCAGGAACTACCTAAATGAACTGCGGGCCACCTGGAACGAGCCGGTAAGCGAGCATGCTTCGGATAAGGCCCTGGCCGAAGCCGTATGGGAGAGGTACGGAGAAGAAGCCCTGCGTGAGCACGGCATCGCCTCACCCGAAGACATGACGCGCGGACAGGCCAGGGAGTTTTTGCGCGAACTTGGGGGATAGTTATGCGTAAGGCCAGGGAGGCGCTTTGGTCATTGGCCGGGGCCTGTTCCCTTGATCTGGGGGCGCTGGCCGAAACCCGCATGGTATGCCCGCGTTGTGGCGGCGACTCCTGGGAAGAGTATACGCACGATAGCTGGAGCAGCACGTGGGTTTGTGACTATTGCGACGGCTATGGCAGCGTCTCCTTTGACAAGGTATTTACTGATCTAATGCACTCTCCGCCGTCTCCCGGTTCGCTTGCCAACGAAGCCGAGGTTTGGCAGGGGGTGTTCATAGATGCGGATGACGTGATTAGCCTGACACGCAAGGTGGTGCACACCATACCTGAACCCAAGGAGGTGGCGGCTAGCCTGCTGGTAGCCTTCGTCTACCGGTTTGACGCCCGATCGGAGACCAAGGCTCCGGGTTGGTCATGGACCTGGCTTGCTCGCGCCCTCGGTCCGATTAACGCCGATACCGTCTTTAAGAGGGCTCGGTTGCTCAACGCTGCCATTGCGCTAAGGCATGCTAGCAGCCGCTCCAATGCCCGGCCCTCTGAGGAAGCGCTGCCTTTCTAGCCCTTGACATATATCGCCATATCATATACAATGTAGGCAGGAGGTAGGCGATGAAGAAGATCAAGATGATCAGGGTTATTGACGAGCGCGGCCAGGTCATCACGGCCAAGGGTAGCCGGGCGGAGCGCCTTTGGGAGGCGCTGAAAGCCCGCTGCATCTATGACCACGTTAACAAGCGCGGTCAGATCGAGATGCAGATCCTCGACCGCCTTGGCCGTTTTCTGTTTCGCACGGTGGAGGTGGTGGTGTGAGCGCCGAACTTAACGCCGTCATGGTCAACGCCTTCGACGTTTCGCCGTTGTTTTACAGGATCACGGTGAGCGCCCTCCTCAACGGGGATACGGCCCTGGTCCGCGCGACGGGCGAGCATAAGACCCTGGAAGAAGCGGCCCGTATCGTGGCGAAGTATTGGGCGGGCAGCGGGTTGCCGTTTGACGGTCATGGCGAAAACCCCCGCGCCTTTATGCCGCCGGTCACGGTGGATGGCGTTGAGATTGCCTGGCTCCCTTCATCGTGGGAAACCGGAGGCATAAATGAACGCTGGTTGGCCATGAAGCCGCACCTGAGCGGCATTTACTGGGTTGCGGATGACGCCCTGGAGGTTGCTAATGACGCTTGAGGAGAAGATCAAGAGGTACATCGAGCTTGACATCCCCGTGCTGCTCAAGGGGCCGCCAGGGGTAGGTAAAACCGAGCGCATTAAGGACCTTGCCAGCGCTGAGGGCTGGCACCTTGAGGTGCTTCCCCTGAACGTCATGGAGCCGCCCGACGTTGGCGGCCTGCCGGGTATCGTCAACGGTGAAGCTGTTTTCTTCCCACCCGAGTGGGCCAAGCGGGTAGAGCGGGCGGCGGCCGATGGTAAGCGCCCGGTGGTGTTTATTGACGAACTGAGCACGGTCCCGCCTGCCGTACAGGGACCGGCGCTCAAGCTCATTCGTGAGCGGTATGCGGGCACGATCAAGCTCCCGGAGAACACCCGCTTTATCGCGGCGGTCAATCCGCCCGATACCACGGCGGGGGCCTGGGATACCATCGCGCCGCTGGCCAACCGATTCGCCCACGTCGAGGTGCGGGCCGATCTGGATGAGTGGGTTGCGTGGGCAGCGCGTCAGTCACCGCACCATGCCCGCATCGCGGCCTTCCTGAAAACGAAACCCACGCTGCTTTTCAACCAGCCTAGCGGCTCGACCCTGGCGGCCCAAGCCTGGCCCAGCCCCCGTACCTGGGATCACGTGGCCAAGCTGCTGCGGTTTGAACCCGAACCTGCGGAGCTTTATGAGATGGCCGTTGAACAGGTAGGCGAAGGGGCGGCGGCTGAGTTTGCGGCTTGGATCAAGAAGGCCGAACTGATTGACCCGCACAAGGCGCTGGCGCAACCCGACGCCTTCGCACTCCCCAAGCGCGAGGATGCGGCTTTCTCGCTTGTCTATGAGGCCGGGGCCATTCTCAGCAACGCGGATGACGTCACCCGCTACTGGGCTCCCTTCTGGCGGCTGCTCACCCGAGTGCTCGATGCGGGTTACCGGGACATTGCGGCCACCGGGGCCGTAGTGGCCGTAGAGGCCTTTAGGAAGAGCGGCGGCAAGCTGCCTATACCGCAAGAGATCACTCACTTCTCCGACTACGTGCAAAACGTTTTAGAAAAGGTACGCGGATGAAGGCCAACGAGGTCTTAGAACTCCTACGGGCGGCCAGGCAGGTGGCCAGTCAACGCTACCCGTTCGTGGCTTCGATGATCTATGCCATGCATCTTAGGAGTGAGCCTACTCGCCACGAAGGTCTGGTAGCCGCCGTTTCCCAGCATGGAACGCTGTACTGGAACGATGAAGAGTTGCGCAAGATTGACCCCAAGCATTACCCTGGGATCATCTACCACGAGGCCAAGCACTTGTTGCTCAAGCATTTCAAGCGGGCGGAGATCGCCGGTGTCGGTCCTGGGGGTCACAAGCCCTGGAACGTAGCGGCCGACATCGAGATCAACCAAGCGATACGGCGTGACCAAGCGCTTTCCCTACCTGATTTTGCGTTGTACCCTGAAACGTTTGACCTTCCGCCTGGTCTGGTAGCGGAAGAGTATTACGACATGATCCGTGACCACGAAGACGCCCAAAGCGGCGCTCCTTCAGGGTCGGGTTCGGATGGGGTTGGGCGTGAGTGGGAGGGCGACTCCGAGGAGCCCCACCTTACGGAGGCCGACATCGAGGTGATACGTCACCAGGTGGCCAACGAGTATGTGGAGTGGAAAAAGCGCTATCAAGGTGCTACTCATGCGGACTACGAGCGCCTAGTCAAAGAGGTACTCAACCCGAAGGTTGACTGGCGGGTGTTGCTGGCGGGTCACATTCGCGCGGCCATTCAGGAGGGCTCGGGGGCTGACGACTACTCGTATAGCCGCCCAAGTCGCCGGTATGCAGGTAGCGGATTTGTTTACCCCAGGCTTCGAGGGCGTATACCAAAGGTGGCGCTGGTCCTTGACACTTCGGGCTCTATGAGTGCCCAAGACTTGAGCGTGGCTTTGTCTGAGGTGAAAGGGGTGATCGAAGCCGCCGGGGATGCTGTAGATTGGATCGCATACGACACCGAGGTCGCTTCGAGCGGGCGGACTCGAAGGCTCCAGGACATTAAGCTGGCCGGGGGCGGTGGCACGGACATGAGTGCTGCGATCATGACCGCCGTTGAACGGAGCAGGCCCGATGTTATTGTGGTCATGACGGATGGGTATACGCAGTGGCCACCTGAGCCTGTTGGCCCTCACGTTATCGCCGCGATTATCAACACGAGGCAGACGCCGCCGGGGTGGATCAAGACCGTCTACGTAGGAGAGGAAAACGGATGAGTAGAAAAGCTAAGATCGGGCCGCTACAGGAAAAGATTCTGGTAAAGGTTGCCGAGGAGGGGTGCGTTTTTACGCGCGACCTGCTCAGCGTTCATAGCAACAGGGGGTCAATCAATTATGCGGTGCATGCCCTTGCTGATCGCGGTTTTGTTACTATTCAGTATCACGGGGTCAAGCTATACATCTGCATCACCAAGCGAGGACTCGAGCACGCCGGACGTTATCGTGCTGGTGAAGAAGCCTGAGCCGCAAGTGCTCGAAGTACCGCAGCTTGGCCGCAGGGTCCGCGTAACGTTTTACCAGCCCGTGCACGGGCAGACGGACGATGCGCCTAGCATAGCTAGCTGCGGCCCCAACCGCGAGCCCTGGAGGCAGGTGGCCGTAAGCCGTGACTTGTTTTACACCCCAGACGGTCACAAGCGCTGCGGTGAAACCGTCGAAATCGTTTTGGACCGGCCGGTAGTAACGGCCTCCGGAGTCAAGGTCACGGTGGTGCGTGGCGTTATATGGGATACCATGCACCCGCGTTACCGCGATGCGGTTGACGTGTTGGTTGGTCCTGACGAGCCCGCCTTGCGCTACGGTGTTGTAGGCGGGTGGTTGCGGTGAGCCGCCTTGATCAGCAGGCGCTCGATAGAATTGACCTTTCCGTTAGGGTTATCGTCGGTCCTATCATGGATGCCGTTACCCCGATTCTTAACGTGGCCGCAGCCCTGTTTTCCAGTGCGATGATGATCGTGCTCACTTACACGTCACCCTCTCCCCTGCTTTATGCGGTGTTTACCACGGTGGCCATGCTGTCTGTAGCAACCATAGGTATAGCTTTTCATTACTGGCCTGAGCGCGAGGCCCGTGCGTGGTTGCAAACGGCGCGATCCGCGATGCGCGAGGTGGCCGCTCACCCGCCCTCTTTAAAACGCCACTTGGAACGGATAGGGCGTATGCGTCTTCTTCTTCTCCCCAAGACCCGCCGGCTCCTCGAAGCAGTGGAAGAAGAAGCCGAAGCCTATTTCATCATGGCGCGGCTTATTGGGATACCTGACGATGAAGCGGCCTATTCCGACTGGTTCGCACGCCAGAGCGTCGAGGCGCGTATGAGGCAGAGTGGTATATCATGGGATTAATGGATAAACCCACTACAGTACGTGTACATATCGCCATGCCGTCAGGGGAGCGAGTGCGAACGTGTCACGGCCGCCGCTTCGCCTGTCCCCTATGCGGTACCGAGTTGCAGCTAAAGCGGTCGAAGATTAGTGAGTTTATGGAGGATGCCGCTGGAACCCCGGTAAACGTTTTCAAGCGAACCTATTATTGCCCATCATGCGAGTTTAAACTGCATAGTCAGGTATGGCGGCCTTACGGAGAGAACCCGTGCTGCCAGCAGCAGCTTTCCCATTTGAACCCGAGTATGACCAAGATCGTGGACATGTGGGTGGAGCGCGACGGCAACCTTACCATCTACCGTAAGCGGGAGGCGTTCGCGTGCACTTGCGGCATATATTACGAGTGGCCCGAGGGGGCCGTAATACCCTTCGACCGTGGAGCCGACGCGGGTGGAAACGATGAACCGGTCTGACTGCAAGCTCCCCCCTCACCTGGCGGTAGCCCTGGCCAGCGCCGTTCGCACGTACTACTCCGGCCGCTGGCCCGATCACGTGGCCCTGCCGCAGCTTCGCGCCGTAGACCACGCCTATGACGAGCCCGGTGGAACCACGCTGCTCGACACCATGACTAGGGAACAGATGCAGGCGGGACTCGAGCGGCTGAAGTTGTTTTACCCGCGCGATCATAGGATGCTACTTGCTGGCCTGGGCAACAAGCTAGACCCCAAGCGGGCGGTGGTGTTTTACCTTGCGCTTTGCAGGCTATGGACGGTGTTGAGGGCACTTGATAAGCAGGGAGGAGAGTAGTATGACAAGAAGCGGAGAGAGGGCTGGAAAAAGGATGCTGCTGGCGGTAAGGGCGGGCGGCCTCGAAGCGGGCACGCGGGTTGTGGTGCTGCGGCCCGTCGGAGATGGCCAGGTGTTGGCCCTGGTTGAGGGGGAGGGCAAGAAGGTCTTGCTCCCACGCAACGTGCTCAGTGAGGTGGTGAATGGTGATGAGGCGCAGACGGAAGAAGGATGAGAAAGCGAAGGCCGATCAGCAAACCAAGCCTGAAGCTCAAGGGCTCGAGTCCGGGGTGGCCGGTGGCGGTGCTCAGGGCGTTGAGGCTACGGTTGAGGAGACTACGCCTACCGCGCAAAAGGGGGTAGGTTGGGATAAGGAGTTCAACGAGGCCGCCGAAGCGCTCGATGAGATCGTGGCCTGGCTTCGTGAGCGCGGCTTCAGAGACCTCGACATGCTGGTTCCCTGTTGCCCGCAACAGATCAGCGGCAGGACGCCGGGGGGCTGGTTGTTTTACTACAGGGTTAGGAGTGGCGATGGGATGCTCGTTGCCGATCCAGCCGTGAAAGACCTGAACGAGTTAGTCGAGCGCTCCTTCAGTGAAACCAACCCCCCGGCGGTTAGCCTGACCTGGGTTGAAGACTCCAAGGCCAACGGTGGATGGTCTACCCTGCTCACGGCCACCCGCAAATTGGCCAGCCTGGTAGGTTTCTGATGGCGGACATTACCAAATGCAGAGTTGATCAGTGCGACTTTAAGGAGCGGTGCTGGCGCTACCTGGCACCGGCAAGCGAACATAATCAGGCCTGGTTCCTGCCGCAGCCGAACAAGACTGGAATCTTTTGCGAGTTGTTTTGGGATGTAAGCGATGCCAAAAACCGCAGGGCCAGACGTACCGCGCGTTGAGTCTTCCGGTCGGAGGTGTTTGGTCATGGCCGCGTTAATGCCCCGGTTGATCATGCTGGCCCACGAGATTAGGCGGGTGTTGCCGGGTAGAAGCATCCACTTGGTTTACGAACCTGATGAAGATGGAACAATCTGGACGATGTATGTACTGCTAGCTGGTAATAACCTATACGACGACCTGTCCAAGCTTTACTCCATCTATTACGACTTTCTACCTAGGCAGGGTCCGCAATTCAACCGACGGGTAGCCCTAGCCCCGTTGTGAACTAGGACTAGACGTGTAGCGCGTTAACATGTATAGTAGGCGTGAGGGGTGACTGGAATGACCATACGCTACCGCTTCGAGGCGCAACGCAAGGATACGGGCTACACCGTAAAGGTGAGCACGTCGCACTATCCGTTTGCCTCCTGGCGGGATGCTGGCACCCTCAGCCTGAGTGTCGAAGAGTGGGAGGCGCTGCGTGACATGATCGGGCGCTTTACGGCCAGCGTCAAGCTGGACGAGTTGCAAGAGGTTTAGGTGCACCACAATGGCCCCGGCATGCCGGGGCTTTTAGCAGTCTTTGGGCTTGACAAATAGCGCAACCCCCTATATACTAAGGACAGGAGGTAGGCATGCTGAAGAACATGGAACATATCAGAAGCGCGTTTGACAAGGCGATCAAGGAACGCATCGTGCCTGACTGGGAGGCGTTCGCGCGTGAGCATGGCGAGGGCGATGCGGAAATGCTGGCGCATGACCTCTACCGCTTCGATCCCCGCTGGTGCGATTGCCCGGAGGAGACGAAGGTCTGGATCAACGAGACGCTTGCTCGGGCTGCTCGCGAGTACCTGGAGGCGCTGAAAGCCAAGGCGCAAGCCAAGCCGCAACCGCAACCTGACTACCCGGAGGGGCGGGAGCTGGACTGCGGGCACGTGGTCTACTACAAAACTGACGTTATGCGGGCCAGCCTCGGGACCGTTTGCCCCGACTGCTACGATGACCCCCGCTGGAGCGGCTAGCATGGAAAGGCCGCTGATCGTCACACGACACCCCGCCCTCGTTGAGTATCTACGGGAGCTTGCGCCGAGCCTCCACGAGGCCGAAGTGCGAACCCACGTGACGGAAGACGACGTGCGGGGCCGGGTGGTGTTTGGAACGCTGCCGCTTCATCTGGCAGCCCTTGCGGAAAAGGTAGTCGTGGTGCCGCTAAACCTTCCTTACGAACTGCGGGGTAAGGAGCTAAGCCTGGAGCAGGTTCGCCAGTATGCGGGCAAACTTGAAGTCTATGTGGTGCAGAAGGAGGCGGTGGAATGAGCACCAAACAAGCAACGCAGATCGAGTGGATGGCCAGCTTTTTCTACAAGACCGTGGCGAGGGCGTGGTTGCACCTCTACCTTGCTGAGAGGAGCGTGGGCCTCGCCATCACAAACGGCGCTGCGGAGGAGGCCGTTCACATCAGCTTTGCTAGGCTAGCCCTCAAGCATGCGGAGATGGAGGTGGACAACGCACGGGTCATCATGAACGACCTGGTAGGGCTGATGAAGGAGCGGTCATGGGCGAAAGAGGAACGGGCCGAGGTGGAGGGTGTTTTCTATCAGCTAAGCGGTGCGTTCAGCAATTTAAAGCGGCGCGTGGCGCAGGTAGGGGGAGGTGATGGTGGTGAGCGGTAAGCACACGATCAAAGAGCTAATGGAGTTGTGGCAGGAGTACAACCGTAAGCGTGACGAGTATGGCCGTCTGAGGTTCGGCCAATTCGTGTGCAACAGGTTCGGCTGGAGCGGGCGGGATAGGCTGTTCTACACCACGGACAACAACGATGCCTTTAGAATGGCCTATGAAATTCTTCAAGGCGAAAAGGAGGTAGGCTGGTGAGTGAGCCGATCAAGGACCACGTAGTGTTTTTCGACATCGAGACCGTTCCCTCGACGGATGAGGAGGTGCGGCGTGCGGCCCATGCACGGGCGACCCGCATTGCTGAAGGCAAAGGGGAGGAGGCCCCAACAGAAGAAGAGGCGATCCAGCGCTTCGCCATGAGCAATGGAATTTACAACGAGATTGTCAGTATCGCATGGGCCAAGGGCGAGGGAGAGGTACAGGTGGCCACGGCCAAGGACTTTGAAGAGGTTAGCCTGCTCACCATGTTCGCCACCGCGTTGGGCAACCCCAAGCGCGTGTTCCTGGTAGGCTACAACATCTTCGCCTTCGACCTGAAGGTCATGTTCCAGAGGGCGGTCATCCTTGGCGGCCCCAGTCATCCGGAGTTTGAAAACCTGTTCAAGGTCCTGCCCAAGCCATCGGTTGCGCCCTGGCAGGCCGGTAACGCGCTCGATCTGGCCACCTACTGGAACGGCGTTGCCGGTATCAAGGCCCCACTCTATGATCTGGCCGTTGGTTTGGGGCTGGTCAGTTACGATGAGGCGGCGCGATACGACAACGGGGCCGACGTGGCCGGGTTCGTGCGGGATGGGGAGTGGAACAAGCTCCGCGAACACAACGCCTTTGACGTGCACATCACCCGCGAAATTTACCGGCGCGTGGTGCTCGGGGGTTAGGGTGTCGCAGGTAGTGGTCAGGACCGAAATATGCGACATGGTGCTGCATCGAGAGCAGCGCTCGAAGGCCCGCAAGCGTCACCGGTGCACGTCCTGCGACGGCCCGATTCCACCGGGAGCCACTTACACGAGGCACGGGGTGCTTGAGCGGGCGGATGGCAGGTGGCATACCTATAAGGTTTGCGGCCGCTGCGAGGAGCTTTTCTACTGGAACCTTGACCAGGGGGCTTATGCCTGCGAAACGAGCTTTACCGATCCCGTAGAAGACTTTTTCGACAGCTACACAAAGGGAGACCTGCCCATGTTGGCCCGTAGCGCTATGCCCCGCGATCTGGCCAACTGGTTGGCGAGGTTATGCGGGACTACACTAGCAAGGCTTGAGAAAGGAGAGGAATGAGCAAGCCCAACGCGCAAGGCAGAAGGGGGATGACCATGAGCGTATCCGTGACCATCGAGGTGGGACCGCTGGCAGAGCCGCTTGGCAGGCAGCTTGAACAGAAAGGCATTGCCTACAACCGCAAGGGCGTGGCGGCGCTGGAAAAAGACCTTGAAGCGGTTCACCGGCTCAAGGTTCGTGGTTATCTGAACGATCAGACGGTAGCCTCCATCGAGGAAGAGATCGTCACGGAGAGGCTTGGCGGGGAAGTTTACACCGGCGAGGAGGAGGCGAAAAATGGAAAAGCCTGACGCTCACACTTTGATCAAGCAGTTTCGCGAGGTCTACCCGATCCTGATCGAGACACAGATGCTACTCGATGCTCCGCGCATGGGCAACCCGCCGCCAGAATCCCTTCTCCGCGTGGCCCTGCTTGCTGAGATCGGGGAGATGCTGAATGCCCTAAAGCCTAGATGGGCATGGTGGAAGCGGCGGGACAAGACCTTTGAAGAGGGTGACGTGTTAGGCGAGTTGGCGGACATAATGCACTTCGCGCTTGGTCTCGACGTTCGTGTGCTTCACTCGATCTACGCAGAGGCCGCGGTCGGGCATGGAAAGCACCCCGTAACGCTCAGCGGTTTTACCTTTGCCCATGCTAAGCCGCACATCGGCCTTCTCCTAGATCACTACGCCGATGAAGGTCCGGCTCGCCGGTTGCTCGATTCCGCCATCGGAGAGTATGAAGCCTGCCTCGACGGGCTCGATGAAGGGCCGTGCGACATCGTGGCGGAGCTGCTTTACAGGGGGTGGTTTACCTTTGATACCGCACCCTACATGCGCCTTCACTCCTACAGGACTTATGTTGAGATGATCGTTATGGCCGGGTTTAGCGTCGAGCGCCTGGTAGACGCTTATTTTAACAAAGCCCGGGAGAACATGGGGCGGTGGGAGCGTGACCCCAAGCAGGTTGACGAGGTGCTGAGGAGAGGGGCGGGCCATGAGTGACGTGGACAAGAAGCTCAAGAAGTTGCGTGAGCAGATCGCGCGGCTTGAGCGTAAGCTTACTGAACTAGAGGGTGCGCTGGAGGAGGTCAGGGGCTCTCCACGGAAAACCGATGGGGCGAAGAAGGAGCCACGGGTGCCCGTCAAAACCTACAAAGAGTATTGATCATGCTCAAGGCGTATTGGGTTGGCCCGCCGCCTCACTCGCCTATCTCTCCAGGCCATCTGATTTGGGCCGATGGAGAGCGCAAGGCCCGGCTTTTGTTTGCTCAACACGTGGAGTGGGCGGATGAGATTGCCTTCATGTATCCACCCTACATCAGCGCGAGGGCATGGCGGGCACCGGGCTATGACGGCATGGTGACAATGGCGATGCTATCGGATGACGTGGTGTACGTAGGGTCTGATGGCGTAGTCCCTAGTCATGACTTCTTGCGCGAGGTCGGGGCCTTTTCCGACGCGCTCGAGTCCCTCGATTGAATTGCTTGACAAATAGCGTAATACCCTATATAATGCAGGCATGGAACCGAAGGCGATCTACCTGGTAGGCGGAGCGGTGAGGGATGTACTGCTTGGTCGCCCGGTAAGCGACCTGGACCTGCTGGTAGAGGGGTTCAGTCAAGACGAGCTTAAAGCGACGCTCGGGGAGCCCAACGGCAAGAGCTTTCCCGTGTGGCGGTACGGACCTTTTGAAGTGGCCGCCGCCAGGTTGGAAAGAAAGACCGGCGCGGGTCACAAAGGGTTCAGCGTCGAATGGGGAGAGCACGTGACCGCCAGGCAGGAGCTTGGCCGTCGCGACTTTACCGTCAACGCGCTGGCCCTGCTGATCTGGTCAGGCAACGGCGGCATGCCTAGCGTGAGAACACTAGAGGCTATCACGGCCGCCGCTATCGTTGATCTGAGCAAGCACGGCCGCAACGCCGTTGGCCTCCTGAACCCGTTTGGGGGACTCGAGGATTTGCTGGATCACAAGGTGCTCAGGGCCACGAACCGCAAGGCGTTCCGGGAAGACCCGTTACGGGTGCTGCGTCTGGCCCGCTTCGCGGCGCGGTGGCCCTGGATGAGCCTGGACGAGTGGACGGTCGAGGCCGCCCGCAACGCGGTGCACGAGCTTAAAACCCTGCCTGCTGAGCGGGTGTGGAACGAGTGGGTTAAAGCCAGCAAGACCCGCCGCCCCGACCGCTTCTTCCAAGTGCTTGACCAGGTGGGGGCGCTTGAGCACCTGCCAGGCTTCGCTTGGTTGAAAAGGGCTAAGCAGCTGACCCCGCCGAACCACTCGGAGAGTCTGTTTGACCACTCACTGCGTACCCTCCGGGCGGCGCGGCGGCTCGTTGGCGTGGACGTGGCCCTGCTGTCTGCGGCCCTTTGGCATGATCGGGGTAAGCTGGCGGGGTCGGTTGGGCATGACCGCCACGGGGTGGAAATGGCCCTCGAAGACCTCGACGCGCTCAAGGCTCCGCGCAACGTTCGGCGAACCGTAGCTACGTGGGTCCGTAACCATATGCGGGTTTGGGATGCCAAGCGGGCGGGCAAGTTGGTTCGGTTGGCCGCTGACCTGGATCGAGCGGGGTTTGACCCTAACCTTGTTACGCGCATGGCGGCTGCGGATAGCCTGGGAAGCACCAAGCGTAAAAGCGACGCGCGGGCGATCTGCAAGATGCACCGCCGCCTTGCCCTGGCGTTCAAGTCGCTTAGTGCGGTGCGTGGTGACGACCCGGCCCTGGATGGAGTCAGTGGTCAGGATGTAGGGGTCAAGCTGCTAGGGCTTCGTGCTCACTGGTTGTCACGCAGAATGAGGGGAAGGCTATGACCTATTTCATGGCGTGTGAAGAGGTGTTGGACAAGCCGGCCTTCCTTGAAGGGGCTAAGGGAGGCTACTACCGCGCCTTCGTTACGGCCGAGGCGCTGCTGGCCAGTTTCCAGGGCTCCGATGATACTCCTGTAGCCCTGTTTGACGGTAACGCTAAGCGTGATCCAGAGGGCGGCGCTGATGGGATGGTGCTGGTCTGGCCGGTTCGCCTGCTGGGTTGGACTACGGTTAGTGACCTGCGGGGTAAGGTAAAGCGGCGCTAGGTGTACGGCATTTTGCCGCACATTTAAAAGTTTGACCGGGTACAAACATGGTTTATTGCGCTTGACAAATAGCGTAGTACCCTATATACTAAGGACAGGAGGTAGGCAATGACTATGACTAAGGTTCAAATCGAAGCCCTTAAGACCGAAGCGATGATTAAAAGAGTCATTTACGAGGGCAAGCAAAAAACCCTCAAGGGCCTCTTGGACTACGGGTTTGAGGACCAGGAAGAAATCTCTGCCCTTCGGGCCGAGATCAAGGAGGCCATGCGCCAGTGGTTGGAAGCCGAAAAGGCGCTGAAGGAAGCTAAGCAATGACCAGGGCGGAGGCCGGTTTTAAGGCCGTTAAGGCCCTCGTTGAATGCGGCCGCAAGGAAGAAGCGGAGGCGCTGATGGACCTTCTGCAATACGATAGCGTGTTTGACGCTATCTATTCCCTTGCGGAGCGTTCAGGACGGTACAAGGTGACGCTCAAGGCTGAGGACGACGCGGAGGCTGCCCTGCTCTAGGGCGCATAGGGGGTTCCATGAAAAAGCCTGTGGTAGTGGTTCAAGACGCTGAGGTGCTGGCCGAGGCTGGAAAACGCAGCATAGACGTACTCGCCCTTGGAGGGCGTATCCTCTGCATTGCCGATCCGGAAACCAGCATCGAGGTTGCGGCCTCCCTCGCCATGAGCGTGTACCTGCGTGACGTATCCACTAAGGGAGCGGATGCCAAGGTCTACAGCGCCATAGTGGCCGGACGACATGAACAGGGGTTCGTGGTTGCGGTCCTCGACCTACTCCCCTGGATCGGCTATCAGATCATGACCGCCCTTGACAAGGGCGACAGTGGAATCATCGCCAGTACGGCCGTCAACGAGATGGCGCTCGCGGTATGGTCCGAGGTTACCTTTCAGCAGGTCGAAGAGTTCCAGGGGTGGATGGGTCTCGCAGCCGGTATCAAGGGCGGCGAAGCCAAAGCCATGTCTCCAGGATGGCTTAAGCCGTATATTGAATTCGCCGAACACGTGCGGTTCACCGGTAAGCTGGTTGGTCATCCGGCCTCGATCCTGTACACCCTGGGGCGCAACCCCGTTGCTGGTATCAAGGCTTTGGAGATGCTGGTTGATCATCTGATGAAGCAGCAAGGGGACGAGAAAGAGGATGGAGGCTTTGACGTGACGAAGGGGCTGAAGGCTTAGCAGCCCAGCCTCCAGCGAAAAATTTGACCCGGTTCAGTCTTTGCCGTGTACCCTTGACATATATGGCAATGCCATATATACTTAAGGCATGAAAACCCTGACCCTTCACCCCACTACCGGCCCCAAGACCAAAGCCACTATGGAAGCCAGGATCAGCTTTGACTGGGCCTGGGACCTGGTTCGTAAGTTCGCGAACAAGGCCGAAGGCGTCGGGCCGTTCATCGGCACGCGCATTCTCGATGAGATCATCATCGGGAACGCCGAGGCCGACGCGGATGCGGACACGCTCGCGGACCGGGCCTTTAGCGCCTGGGAGTCTGGGGCTGATTGGGCTTTGCACCTTACGGTGCTGGGTGCCCTTCAGCAGCTCCACAAGGCGAAGGCGCGGCCGAAGGACGGCGTTATCACGCTGCGGCTGCGTAAGGACTACACGCCCATCGAGTACGGTTTCGGCGCGGAGCCAGGACGCTGGCACAAGGCGGCCGGTGCTTAGACCCGACGTGGTGCGGGTGCCACCTGGAAGCGGGTGGCACCTTTCTTTTCCGTCTGAAAGTTTGATCGGGTACAAAGATGGCCCTATGTGCTTGACAAATAGCGTAGTACCCTATATACTAAGAACAGGAGGTAGGACATGAGCATCATCGCTTTCGGACAGAACGGACAAGCAAAACTGGCCTGGGCTTTCAACGTAGCGCTTCACGCTCACGACATGAGCATCACGGTTAAGGTTCCGAAGGGGGCGGAAGCTGCCCTGGAAAACCTGGTTGGCGTTGAGGTGCGTAATGGTTGGGCGCGGTTCAACCGTTATGACGATCTGGCCAAGCTGGTTGCGCTGGCCAATCTGGACAGCTACCGCCAGCGCTACGGTGAGGATGCCGGCGAGTACCACAAGGGCTACCTCACCGCTACCTCGGACGAGACGACGGATGAGGAAAAGCTGGCGTGGAGCGTGTTGAGCCGCTACCGGAACAACATCTACCGCGAGGCCCTTAACGGCCTGGGAGCAGTAGCCCTTGACGCGCTGAACAAGGCCATGCACGCTATCGCCGAGGCTAAGCTTTACGCCTACGTGGAGATGTAAACAAGGAGGGCGGAATGGGACGGTTTGAAACGAAGTACGGCGAAGTGGTGACCGGATACGACTCGGAGCTTGGTTACTATGCCGAGCTTCTGGACGAGGGGGGCGCGGTGATCGAGCAGGCAACCCGGGCCAAAAGCGAAGAGGAGGCCTTTGCCTTGCTCGTCAAGAAGGCGGGCCAGAGGGGGCGCAAGGCCAAGCGGGAGCTGCTGGAAGAGTACACCATGTGGCTCCTGAAGGCCGGGGTGCTCGACGGCTACACCGGCGAAGAGCTTAAGGGGCTGATCGAGGAGTTCCTGAAGCCGGTGAAAGGTAAGGGGTGGCCCAAGTGAGCGCCAGCGCTGCGGTCTTGGAGGCCGCGCTGGAGTTGCAAACAAAGGTCAACGGCCTGATGCTGGCCGCCCTGTACACCAAGGATGCCAAGATCATCGAGACGATGAGCCGGTATGCCGAAACCACAACCCACCTGATCCGGGCCTACGTTCAATACGCATGGGGACCAATGCCCCATATCAACGCTGGTAAGACTTCAACGCCGCAGGCGGTCAAGGACTCACTCAACCGCTTCCTTGAGCGGTGCGAAGCCAATGGAGATGACGTCCGTAAAGGTATCGCAGAAGCCATTCTGCGAACCGTTGTCGAGATGGTCATGGAAATGGCCCGGTTTAATCTGGAAAGGGGAGACGATGAATCAGTTTGATATCGAGTTGCGGGTTCATGCGTTTACTGTACCGGACGATGTGGTTGTGATTTTTACCAACGTGCCTACGCTAGTGGATGGCGATGGCGAGGTGGTTGGGTTCGATCCGGATGTTGCTGAGAACCTTACTCACCTGATGGCCCTCACCAAAGCCTATAAAGGGTGCAAGTTTGTTTGCATAGACTACCAGACGGAAGACGCCTACGGATTGGTAAAGGTGCATGGTTGCCGTGAAACCGCTTGATGGCTCCGAGTTTAACCTGTGTGACGAGCACAAAGGGGCCTATATGATCGAGGCCAGATACACGGTTTGCACTTCCTGCGGCGAGCCGGTGGACTACCTATGCATCTGGCACAACGGACACAAGCAAGTGGCCCAACCCGTGGACTGCTGGGGCAATGCCGAAGAGGTGTGCCCACATTGCGGCGAGGGTGGAAGATGGTGGAAGGAGGAGAGCGGTGAGGCTTGATCCGATTGACGTAGAGGAACTTGGCGGGCTTGGCGTCGAAACCGACGGGTGCAAAGTCATCGAGGCATGGATGACAGACGTCACTCCAGAAAGCCATGATGCGGCTCGGGTGGCGCAATGGCTTATGAAGGATGCGACGGCCCGTGATCAACTACAGGACATGGCCTTCATGGAGCAGGTGCTTGGGATCGCCATTATGAGCCTGGCGGACAGCGGGCTCCCGTGGTGGTTTAGCAAGATCAGATGGGCGCTCCCCCAGCGGGTCAGGGTCTACCTGCTGTATGTGGATGGGTGCGAACAAAACGGCAACGAACCCACCTTCGAGCTATGGATTCAGATCGAAACCGGCGAAACGAGCGATCCAATCACCATGATCTCGGAGATTAAAGCCGAGGGCATGGATATCAAGGCGCTGGCCAACGACATCAACTTGAACCGCACCATTCCCTTTACCAACTTTGAGATGCTGGGATAGACGAAAGGAGAGGGCGATGAAAGAGGTGCATTGCGTGGTTTGGGCCGATGGGTTGATTGAGATCATGGATGAGGAGCCAAAAGGCGGTATCTCAATTGCTGAGGCAGATCGAGCAACTATGGAGAGCGCTATCGCGGCCACCGCCCGCCTGGCGTATGACGGCGAAAACTGGATTGTGCCAGAAGTGCGGAGTGCGTGGTTGAGTGGCGAGGATAAGGTTAAGGCGCTCATTGCCTACCAGAACCGCCTCGCCAAAGCCATCGAGCGCATCCAGAAGGAGGCCATTCATGGCGGTGGAACACCCGAGTAAAAAGCACATCTGGGCCTATGCACAAAACAAGCCCTCGCTTGTAGCCGATGACCTAGAGACCTACGGCGTTCCGCGTGAGGCGGTACATGCTGCCCTCCTGCGGCGTGGCGTTTACAAGTGGCTTGCGGTTAGGCGTGACCTGATCCGTTACAAGGACGTGCTGAAACGAGAGATCAGGGGCTTGAACGAACATATCCGGACGCTGCCACGCAAGTCGGTTGAGCGTAGGGTGATGGCCGCGAGGCTAAAAGCCCTTGAAGAGGTGCGTGCGGCCATTCGCCAGATGACGCACTCGGAGCGCTGGCGAGCGCCGGACAACGACCGTGAGGCCGCGCGGTTGCTGGTGATCTGGGATGATGAAGCCAAACCAGAGGTAAGACCATGACCTACTTGATTGTGGCCTACAAGGCGGTTCCAAGGAGCAGGCGACCCCATGACCACTTTAAGGTTGAGGACATGGCCAAGCGCTTTCCAGGTGTACGTAACGGTTGGGCTACGGTGATTGCCAGGCGCAAAGATATTCCGGATGCAGCGGAGCTGCTATGGTTGAACCAACCGCTCGTCAGCCCCGAAGATCCTGGGAAGCTACATGCCGGTTTCGGGGAAGCGGCATACCTGGTCCGTGGATGCGATGCATGGTTGGTGTGGTATCGGATGGCCGGCGAAAAGGAGGGGCGCTGGGTTCGCAGACCTGGTGATGTATAAGGCTTGACAAGTAGCGTAGTGCAATATATAATAAATCAAGGAGGTAGGTATGCGTGAACAAGCAGAATTAAAGGCCTACAAGCGCGTCGTTCATGGGGACATGCTGGCCGTCACCCGCGCTTACAGCAACGGTGTCTTCGGCGTGGTGAGCAACCTGGTTGGCATGATCGAGCAGGGCGAAAACCCGCTGGCCGCGCTGGTCTCCTTCGTGGCCTCGCTTGAGCCTGGATACGCCGCTCGCAACCAGATTGGGCTCACGCTTATGGACAGCAATACGTGGCCGGGGACAAGCGTGACCTTTCGGGATGGCGGGCATGTGCTCGATGTTCGGGTAGGCACCAACCACAAAGCCTTCAAGCTTAGCGGGGCGGCGCGTAAGGTGGTCAATCGCTTGCTCCTTGCGGGCGACCTGATCGTTGGGGCTGCTCGGAGCGGGGCGCTCATGGCGACGCTCAAGGAGGAGACCCTTTACGGGGTTTTGTCTGAGTAGATCGTGGAGGATGAAATGAAGACCAACACCAGGGTTCCTAGCTTAGACCGGGCGGCTGAAATACAAAAGGCGTTGTGGGATGCCTATCAGGCCAACCTTGCGCTTCGCAGAACGGCCAACAACTGGGGCGGGTACGGTGAGCTTGAAGGCTATGATGACAAGGTAGGTGACTGCGTGGGCCTTGTGGCCGAAATGGAGCAGAAGTTCCGTGAAAGTGGCCTGCTTACCTGCAAGGAGCGCATAGATGGCGACGGTATTCTGCTCAGGCCGTTCCTCATAGCAGACCTTGAGGATGAGTTTGCACCTACTACGCCGGGTAAGGCTATGATCGGATGCTTTGCCTATGACGACCTACCCGAGTGGTTCAGGAAAATCGTGGATGACCGGCTAGGTCCTGAAGAGCTTAAGCGCGGCGATGGAATCGAGGTCTGCGTCATGCTGGATTACGAGAATGCCCGCACGGACATCTACGTCGAGGCTTCCGGCAACAACGGAATCATCGCTGGTATTAGCTGGATAGCTTACGGCGCGGCTTCGCCGCTGGAGCTTGCTCAGGCTATGGCAGCTGACGTAAGCCTCGCCCTGGTCCTGCTTGGCCGATAGTTTCGTGCTGGAGCGGTATCATGGTAGCGTGACTGATGACCAGTACCGCATTCTCGCAGCTAGGTTCCTACAGGAGGCGATGTACACCAAGAATAAGCGGACTGGGTACCGTAGCTTCAGGGCGTGGTTAAAGAACAATGGCTATCCGGCCCCCGGTACTGATCGGGGGTTGCGCATTTTGAAGAGCTTAAAGGCTGCTCGTATTCGCACCAACACATGGGAGAGCCCCGGCCCCGATGGACCGGTACAACTGAACCAGGTACGTATTGATTGGGATAGCGTCGAGTCTGATCTACGGGCCTCGATCCTCGACTTTATACGCAGGGAGGTTGAACCGGTTAGGATTAAACCGGCAAGGCTTGGAAACAAGTTGGGCGTTCTGTCCATACCCGATATTCACGTCGGGAAACTGGCATGGGGTGATGAGGTAGGCAGTAGCTATGATACCAAGATCGCGGTAGCCGTTTACAGGGATGCAGCTTCACACCTGATAGGCGAGTTGCGGCGCAACGATGTAGGAGAGGTGGTCTATGTCGTTGGAAACGACCTGCTACACGTAGATGGCTTTGACAATGCCACTACCGCAGGCACCCCGCAGGATACCGACACCAGGTTCCAGAAAGCTTTTTTACGGGCCAAGGACATGATCGTGGCCACGGCTTGCGCCCTAGCCGAGTTTGCTCACGTTCACCTTGTGGTTCAGCCTGGAAACCATGACCGTATTCTTTCGTGGACCCTAGGCGAGGTGCTGGCCGCCTACTTCAAGGACTCGAAGGCGGTGAAGGTTGACAATGCACCTGCCTATCGCCGGTACGTGCAAAAGGGGCGCATCTTGTTCGGCATCACTCACGGTGACAAGGTGAAACCAACCGACCTTCCCTCGATCATGGCCACGGAGGCCCCGGACAGCTGGGGGAGTACGGTGTACCGCGAGTGGTTTCTTGGGCACCGCCACCGCAAGCAGGAGTTTACGACGTTGAGCATAACCGAACAGGGCGGCGTTCGCATTCGCTTCCTCCCAAGCTTGGCCGGTCAGGACCGCTGGCATTTCGAGCGCGGATACTACAACGTGCGTTCGGCCGAGGCTCACGTCTACGCTCCTGAAAAGGGGCACCAGCTGATGAGCTTCTACTACCATCTTTAGGCGGTATTGACAAAGCTATTACCTTTGTGTCGTTTTTACTCCTACCATAAATGCGTCTGTGGCCCTATTGTTTATGTTTGTATATTGACAAATGGCGAGCGCGTTAATAGTTTGTTGATTATTGCCCTTGACTTATTTATGCTGGCACGCTATACTGCGAGTAGGCGGTGAGGTTCAAGCCCAAGCCGCCGAAAACTGGGGGCGAACAGGGTTCGACGGAGCAGAAGGTAGCCGTGGCGCGGGGGCGAGGTGCCGGAGGCCTCGTAAAACACCGGCAAGCTGTAACTGGCAACGACACTTTTCTCGCCGCTGCTTAGCAAAGTCTAGGCAGCCGGGTCAGCGTCAGACCTGGGAACAGAAATGACGCCCTCGTGCAAGATGCCTACCTCCAAGGGTATACCGCTACCCGCTCGCACGGGCAAAAGGCGGTGTTAGTACGGCGTGTTCATACCCCCAACGAGTAGCGCCACGCCTACCCTGTTTCGGACGCGGGTTCAATACCCGCCGCCTCCACCACTCGGGCCGCCTTCGGGCGGCCCTTTGCTTGTGTCAACACTTGACAAAAATAGTAGGGTCATATATAATACAGCTGGCAGCCGCAGGCGGCCGGTGGAGCTTGAAAACCTAGATCGTATAGGGGTGGCGCAATTGGTAGCGCACCGGCTTTGGGAGCCGGGGGTTGCGGGTTCAAGCCCCGCCCCCTATACCATATGGGCGGCATGGATGCAAGCTGGGTTCAAGCCCCAGCCCGCCCAAGAGCGCGGGAGTTGCACCATGATGCGCAGAGCAGCCGATGGAAGGTGCAACAGGTTGCCGCCGAAGGCGGGGTCGGCGGTGGAAACAATGGAGCGGGTTTGGGAAGATGCGGCCAGCTACGCTGACCAACGCATCGGCCCGAGCGTAGGGGAACCCGCAGGGGCTACGGTAGGTGGGGACCGTAGCTGTTTATGGGCGCGTAGCTCCAACGGGAGAGCGGCCGGTTTGCACCCGGCAGGTTGCAGGTTCAAATCCTGTCGCGTCCACCATGCGGTGGGGTGGCGGAGCCAGGTTTAACGCACCCGGTTGCTAGCCGGGCGGTCTGAAAAGGCCCGTAGGTTCAAATCCTACTCCCACCGCCAGATGCCAGCGTAGCCCAATCAGGCAGAGGCACCCGGCTTAGGACCGGGGTAGTGCAGGTTCAAGTCCTGCCGCTGGCACCATGCCCGGTTAGCTCAACGGTAGAGCGTTCGCCTTGTAAGCGAGGGGCTGGGGGTTCAAATCCCTCACCGGGCTCCAGAGGGGCGTCTGCACGACGCATGCGGCCTGGCGCGGGCGGGGCGGGCCGTCGCGGGAGCCTGTTCGGAGCCGGAGGGCTGCACTAGATCATGGGAACAGGCAGGCTGCACCGGAGGTGGGGCCGGTGTGGAAGCGGAGCAGACCTAGTAGGCTTCATGCCTGCGGAGCGTAGGTGGGGTCTGCACATCATGATCGGCGGGGGTCATGATGACTCGATGGCCGGTAGTTCAAATGGCAGAACAACGGACTTTGGATCCGTGGGTTGCAGGTTCGAGTCCTGCCCGGCCAGCCAGACGGAGGGGTCGCCAGTAGGTGCGGCAACCGGTCTTGAAAACCGGGGCGGGTAACACCGTTGCAGGTTCGAGTCCTGTCCCCTCCGCCATATGGCCCTGTCGTCTAATGGACAGGACATCTGCCTACGGAGCAGAAGATCGGGGTTCGAGTCCCTGCGGGGCCGCCAGAAAGAAAGGGGCGACCGGTGTGGAAAGACCTTATTGCCTTCTCGTTGATAACTTTGTGACCGCCTGTGGAAAGTACAGGTTTGCCATCGTTGACTTCCCCTACGTCGCAAGAACACTCGATGAGGTCACATGCGAAGAGTGCAAACGCTCCAAGGAATACCAGAAGTTGGTAGACATGGCCCCGTCGTCTAATGGATAGGGCAGCGGGCTTCTAACCCGCCTGTGCAGGTTCGAGTCCTGCCGGGGTCACCAGAAGGAGGGACGATGACGAGGGAGATATGCAAGGCGTGCGGTCGGGTCAGTCGCGTAGGGTTCAGCGTCCCGGATGACCTTTGGGCCGAGGTGGTGCCCGAGGTCTATCGCGATAACGTCGTGTGCCTGGCGTGCTTCACGGAATGGGCTGATGAGTCGTTGAGGCCCTGGGACGAGAAGATCGAACTTTACCCGGTTTCCTTGAAGACGCTTCTATCCTATGAACAATCTGGCATAGTGGATACCCCAGAAGTAGGGCTGCGGCGCTTGCTCGACGAACTTGTTAGTCAGGGGCGCATCCTCAAGGCCACCTTTAATAGAATGCAACAACGCTACTGGAATGTTGTCCTTGAGGTTGACGAGGAACAGTACTACAAGGCAGGCTTCCGGCTTGGCATCATTTCCGAAATAACCGAAAAGATAGACCGGCAGTATGGAATCTACACGAACATCACCATGCATCCAAAACGGGTGGAAACATGAAACGGGCGCTTCGTAAGCATCATAGAACTTACCATCTTCCTTGGAGCGAAGGCGCGTCACGGGACGATCTGATTGTGCCAAGCGACGATCATTTTACCGGCCTGCCAGTCGTGGTAACGGAGAAGATGGACGGCGAAAACACATCACTCTACCGCCACACCGTACACGCGAGGTCGGTAAACAGCGGCCACCATCCATCTAGGGCATGGATCAAGGGCTTCTGGGCGAAGATCGCCCATGCCATACCGGACGGCCTGATCATTCGCGGCGAAAACCTTTATGCAACGCATTCCATCTACTACGCCGATCTACCAAGCTACTTCATGGGGTTCGCCGTCGAAACCGCAGAGGGGCTTGTGTGGTCATGGAGAAGGACCGTTGAGTTGTTTGAAGCGCTTGGCATCGAGCCGGTTCCGGTGATATATGAAGGGCTATACAATCGCGACGTGATACACCGGGCGGCTATGGAATATTTCGCCAAGACTGGCGGCCTTGATCGTCATGAGGGGTACGTCGTTCGGGTGAGCGGTGGATACCTAGCCTCAAAGCATAAGACGAGGATCAATAAATGGGTTCGCAAAGACCATGTGACCACGGACGGGCATTGGATGCATGGTAAGTTAGTGGTAAATGGGTTGGCAAAGGAGAGGGGGTAGGAGTGCGGCGAAGACGTAGAGGTCTAGCGGCAAGGAAGGCCAAGCAGGTGGCCAAGACGCTTATTGGCGGCATGTTAGGTACGGCCTTCGGGGCCGTGATGCTCCCATTGGAGGCGCTTCATCGGGCCGAAACCGGCTTGACGGATGAACCCTATCTAGTCGAGGAGGGCTTAGGCAACTTGTTTGGCGGCCTCGTGGAAACCATGTTTGACTGGGAGGAGTAGGAGGATACGATGACCAAGAAGGAGATGCAGAAACGCATTAACACCCTGGAAGAAGAGGTGGCCTTTCTGCGGGAGCTAGTGCGTATGCTGACGCATGGACAGATGCCACAAACCCCAACCTATCCCACGCCTACGCCCTGGCAGCCGCTACCCAGACGAACGAATCCGGTATGGCCGCAACTCCCGTGGGACATCTGGGTTGGCGATAATACAGGCGGTAAGCCGAAGCACTGGAGCAGTAGCGCTAGCGGGGTTGAAGTCAGCGCCTTTCACTAGTAGAATGGTCTTACATCCCCCTCGACGCTGCGGCGTTGAGGTGCACCCCCGCCGAACCGTCACCGTAGGTGGCTTGCCGAAGGGCTAGGCGGGGGTTGCGTTATGATCAGGTATGAAACCCTTACGCGATGGAAAGATTGTAGGCGTTGATCCAGGCACGGGTAAGGTTCACGTGGCTGTCCTGCGAGTATCGGATGGCCGGCTTTACTATGAAACCAGTGGCTCCTACGGGGTAGGCGACCTTGAACCGGTCAAGGAGCTGCTAAGCACGGCCAAGAGGTTGGTTGTAGAGAAACCCGGCGGTACCCTGTACGGAAAGGTGCGCTACGATCACCTGGTAATGATCAGCGTCAACGCAGGCCGCGTGTTCCAAATGGGCATAGACCAGGGGCTCGAGTCCCGCCTGGTAAACGCGCATGGTCCTGGAGGCTGGCGGCCCGCATTGCTTAAGAGCGGAAAGGGCTACCGTCGAAAGGGGCAAGAGGTAGCGGAGCTTGAGGCCCTGCTGCCTTACCTGATCCGTGAGCTACCGCTTCGCAATGGTAGGTTGAAGGGGGTGGTGAGTGAGCACCAGCGGGACGCCTTGGGCATAGCCGTGGCGGGCGCGTTGGGGCTTAACCCGCTACCCCGTAGAGGCAAGCAGCGCCGTGGACCCATAGCTCAATAGGTTAGAGCACCCGGCTCATAACCGGTAGGTTGCAGGTTCAAGTCCTGCTGGGTCCACCATTTTACACCGGTGCCTAGTTGAAAATTTGACTAGGCACATATTTAGCCGCATGCCCTTGACAAGTAGTGTAATACCCTATATACTAAGGACAGGAGGTAGGCAATGGCGAAGATCGCACATATACTGACTGATGACCAAGAGATCAGCATCTTCACCACTGGGGGCAACGTGGACGTAAAAGGGGTTTCTTCGTTCGCGGAAGGCGTTCAGCGGTCTAAGGAGCTTGCTGAGGAGTACCGTGAAGCCGGGTATGAGGTGACCGTGTACGTCAAGTTTGACTTGGGCGAGGACGGCGCTATGTACGCTAGCAGCTTCGAGTTTGGCCCTGAAGGCGCGGAGATCGCCGGTGTCTATGAAAGCCCCGAGGGTGAAATTCCGGGCAAAATTCACGTGTACACGGTTCACGGCGGCGATGGTCTGCGCATTCCGGCCACGGTCGAGGACCTGAACAACGACTGGAACGAATGGGGGTTTAAAGAATGAACGCACGTGACATTGCCCGCTACTGGAATTGGTCTTCAACGGACCCAGAGGCCCGCGCTCAGGAAGCACTCGACTACATGCGTGGTAACCTGCGGCGCTTCCTTGAGCACGTCAATAAGCTGGCGGGTATGGATGGCGTGGACCCCAGCTTTGACCCTGCCGAAGAGTACGGACGCTTCGTGGCCAAACACAAGGAGCTTCACCGCGCCTACTGGGAGGCCATCGGCCGCACGGCCAACCCGATGATCACGGGCCGCGCTAAGTTTCCGGTCGAGCGCAACCGACGGGCCAACGAGATCGCCGTTAAACGCTTCGAGGCCATCGAGGACCACCTGGAGAAGGCGATGAAAGCCGCTGAGCGCAAGGCGTTCCCTTACGGCATGAAGGGCGACCCGGTGAAAAACGAAGACCCGGAGGCCGTTAGCAAGCTCGAAGAGAGGCTTGAGCGGCTTAAGGGGTTGCAGGCCAAGATGAAGGAGGCTAACCGGCTGTTCCGGAGTGGTGATGACCAGGCCCTTATCGAAATGGGCTTCAGCCCCGAACAGGTCGAGGAGTGGCGGACGAGCACGGATATCTTCAAGGCCGGCCCTCCCTTCAAGAGCTTCGACCTGGCCAGCGTTCGCGGCAAGATCAAGCGGGTAGAGGAGCGCCTGGTCGTGCTCAAGCGTCGGGCCGAACGCCTTGAGCGCGAGGGCGGGAACCCAACTTACGTTGTTGTGCCCGGCATGCGCATCGTTGAAAACCTGGAGCTAGATCGTCTACAGTTGTTCTTCGACGGCAAGCCCAAGGACGAGGTTCGCGCGTTGCTCAAGCGCAATGGCTTCAAGTGGGCTCCCTCGAAGGGGGCCTGGCAGCGCAAGCTCACGGACAACGCTAAACGCGCTGTGCGTTACATCGTTGACGAAATCCTCAAGGGGGGTGGGCTATGATTGCCCACCCTCCGAAGGCTTACTATGTAGGCGTTCGCCAGCCTATGCGCGATCTATTCCAGCCCGTAAAAAACGCCATGCCCTATAGCGGGCTTCCGAAAAAACCGGAGGGCGGGTTGTGGATGAGCCCGTGGTCTTCATACGCGCCTGCGTGGGTTGAGTTTCTGCTAGACAGCGGACTCAGGTTTAAGGATTGGGATCGGTTGGGCGTGTGGGAGGTTGACGTGAGCGGGCTCAAGACGGCGCGTGTGGCCCCAACCGACCCGTACCCCGACTTCGAGGAGCTGGCCCGTGAATACGACCTGTTCTTTTTAATGGCCAGGGACGTTTGCGGCTGGACCTACACCTGGGACATACCAACCTTCGTGTTGCTCAGGTGGGTTGACGGACTCGAGTTCCGCAAGATCGCGGACAGCGTGAAGCAGTTTAAGGACAGGAGGTAGGCAATGAACCGAACGGCTATCAAAGGAGCAGGCAGGGTGAGCGTGCACCAGGGGTTCCTCAAGGCCCTGATCGGCGATCTTGAGGTTGACTGGCTTCTTCCGGAGGTCAGCGGTGAGGGGCACCTGGTCAGCCTGAACGACTGGAAAAAGATCAACGCTACTGTAGCCTTCAAAAAGGGTGAGGTCTTTACCGCTGGAAGTACCCTCAACTTCAAGCACGGGAAAGTCACCGTCAAAGCAGAGGTCTTTGAAGACGCGGTGGATGGCGAGCCCTTGCCGCGTGACTCCAGTGAGGCCATGCCGTGGGAACCCGGCATCATGGAGGTAAGGGTTGCGTCGTCAAATCAGGACTATCGGGCCGTCTTCAGGGGCGTGCAGTTTGAGCCCAACCGCATCGTTGCCGCGGATGGGTTCAGGCTACATGCTATGGACGTCAAGACGCCCGCGCGGTCCGCTATCATCATCGAGGGTAGGTTGCTCGACGCCCTTAACCGCCTCCGGCCTACCCGTTACTGGTTCGGGGAACACGGCATGTATGCTGCGGGTGAGGACTGGGTGGCCTTTGCGCCTAGCATGGGTGACGTGTACCCGGACTACATGCGCGTCGTGCCTTCCGAGTTTATCGAGCCGGAGGTGAGGCTGATAGCCGATGATTGGCTCGAGTCCCTGAAGACGGCCGCGCAAACCGTGGACAGCGAAAATGGGTATGTCTTCATCGGCGAGGATGGCTCGATCTTTCACGACCGGATCGAGGTCGAGGGGGTCTTTAGCCGGATGCCGGTGAAGCAGGCCTACAATGCCAAGTACCTGATGGAGGCGTTGATCTTCACCGGAGGCCGGGAGGCCACGCTTATGACCAGCGGTCCTACGGGGTACACCCTGGTCCGGGGCGGTGACCGTTGGGCCGTACTCAGGCCCTATGCCTTTTGAAGTCTTGACTGAGTACAACGCCACCCTACTTGACAAGTATGGTGGCGCAATATATACTAAGGACAGGAGGTAGGCGATGAAGCGCACGCTGGTCTTCAAGTACACGGAGAAGGGGGTCACGGCCACGGGCTACACCTACCCGTACCGCGAGGCCCTGAAGCGCAACGGCTTCAAGTGGGACCCTGAGCGGAAGGCGTGGGTTCGCGATGAGTACCTTCGCCCTACCGCTGAGTTTTACGACGCGCTGGTTTACGCGCATCGTAAGGCGGGACTGGCCCGCAAGATGACCCGCGTCGAGGTCTACAGCAACGCGCGTCTCAACCCTGATGAGCCCGCTATCGGCTGGGTCCACGGCTACGGCTACTCGCGCCCGCTCACGGAGAAGGCACATAAGCGTATTTACGGCGCTTACAAGCGCCAGTAAGGAGGGTGTCATGAGGAAGCGGCTCACTAAGCTGGTCAAGATGTTGGGAGGTATCGGCGGGGCGCGTGCGGCGTTCAGGGGTTGGGACGAAGATAAGGAGACCGGCGTTTTGCAGCACGAAATCGAGGGCATCCCTGGTGACCTGATCGAAAAGGTAACGCTGAGGGCTGGGGATAAGCCTTGGGCCGTCATCGTGGTTGTCATCACGCTGAAGAACGGCAAGGAGATCGTTCGCACCATCGCGGAGGTCTAGGTGGTGTTCCTGAGCCCGGATCAGCTTATACGGGTTTGCAAGTGGCATGACGCCGCTATCAACCTGTTCCACGACTTTGGGAGCCGGTATGAGTCCTACAGCATAAGTATGACCCGTAGGCAGTCGGATCTCCAGGTATATATCAACGATATTGGCATAGAGTTGTACCATCTTGCATATACTAGAAGCACTTCACCGGTATGGCTAGTCAAGCCGCCACGCGTGGATGGATATGACAACGAGGAGTACATAATTAGGCAAATCTACCTTGGCCGCTTTCACGGAATGATGCCAACGTCACAGAAATGCGGGTTTGAGACTAGATACGACACCAGATACTTGCTTGACCAGGTATACGAAGAGGGCGTGGATCGGTTCATCATGGAGGCAACACGGGCCTATCTGGACTATGCCAGGCATATCAAGCACCTATGGTTTATGGACCCAGCCCTACCCGCCCTCAAGGGCTTTGCTGAGATGATGCGGCTGGCGGGTGTGACGGATATCATACCCGAAGATACCTTTTCCCTGGGCGACTTCGTGCGGGCGGTGGCGAAGGCGCAGGGGATAAAAATGAACCAGAGGATGCAAGTCACCTTCAATGGAATGACGCCCTCCAGGGCCATAGAGCGGCTAAGGGAGCTTGGGATCGAGGTGGTGGTGTGACCAGTATGCCGACTAGGGGGTTATGTAACCGCATTAAGGAGGCAAACACACTCTATGACCGGTATGGAAGCCCGTGGATTAACTACAGCCTGGTTATAAACCACTACAAAGTGCCCATCTCCGTAAGGGTTAGCGTCCTTGGTGTTGAGATTCTTGAGCGGCGGACCATAGTAGGAAAGCTGGAGTTTCGCCATACGATCAACCTGCATGCCGAACACCGGCTGGATTTGCTAATCGGCGTGGTAGAGGATGACGACGGTGGGGCATGCAGGCTAAGACCAACCAGGCTCCGCCCTCTAAACGCAACGGCGGATGAAATCTGGATGTGGCTTAAGGTCGAGCTTAGCGTTAAGGATATGATCTACGCGGCGGTGGAAGAATACTATGCCTATGCCGATCATCTCCGCCACCTGTGGGTTAATGACCCCGCCCTCCCGGCCTTGCAGCGCTATGCGGTGATGATGCAGATAGCGGGGATCAGTTGGTTTCCAAAAGACAAAAACACGCTGAGCGGGTTTATGATTGACCTTGGAAGACTCCACAACCACAAGCCGTGGGAAAAAGAAACGATGGCCGCCTTCATGGACCTTACACCATCGGAGGCCGTGGAAAAAATCAAAGAGCTAGGGGTGGAGATCATTCCATGACGCGCTTACAGCAGCTTTGCAGCAAAATGAAGCGGGCTCACGACCTGATCGAGCGCTACGGAAACTTTTACGATGACCACACGGTGGCCCTATCGCACTATCGGCCTTCGTTCAGGGTTGCGGCAACTGAAAACGGCTTGCAGGTGTACCTACTGTACCCGCTTAAGTGGCCTTGGTTTGAGCCCTATGCTCCACGATACTTTAGTCTGGTTTACCCTATGGCCAGGCACCGTGACGGGCGTTACTTCCTGGGGGCTATCAAGGATGATGGAGACGGTTGCCGATACTGGCCGGTAAAAGAGGTGGAGCGTAAGAGGTTCAGGGAGCTTGTACGGGAAAACCCTAAGTTGGCCGATCTTATGGCGCTCACCGCCAGGGCCTATCTTGATTATGCCGAACGCCTTAAGCGTGAATGGGAGGCTAACCCGCTGCTGCCTCGATTGCAGGGGTATGCCAGGATGCTCAAGCTTGAAGGTGTGGTGCATACGGTTCCGGAAGATAGGCCTACGCTCGACGCTTTCATAAATGAGCTAGTCGAGAGCAGCGACGTTTTACAGGCTATGGGTTACGGAGGCTACCGCATGCACGATGTTTCCCCTAAGATGGCCGCTGGGCTTCTTAAGCGTATCGGCGTTGACCTGGACCCAGCTATCCTTGACAAATAGAGCAGGGCAATATATAATAGGCGAGAGGGGAAGAAAGGCGGTGAGTATGGGAAAGCCGAAACTAGAGCTTACGGGTGAAAACGGCAATGCCTTCGCCATTCTTGGCCGTGCTCGGGCCGCGCTCAAAAAGCACCTGCGTGAGCAAGGCAAGACGCCTTTGCAGGTCAAGGATGAGGTCGAGCGCTTCACGCGCGAGGCCACTAGCGGGGATTACGATCACCTGTTGATCGTGGTCAATCAGTGGTTTGAGGTCGAGTAGGTATGAAGCGCCCCTAGCCCCCTCTAGGGGCGCTTTTGCTTAGGAGGTGGAAAGTGCGGGAGCGGCGGTCTTTGGCCCTACGGCGGTCTATCGCGCTCGGACCCACTCGATGATCGGCCGGGTTGGGCAAGCAAATCCAAAGGCGCTCCTTACGCGACTTCAGAAAATCGGAGACCATAATGTCTACGCCGGTCGGGTCTTTATCAAACCCCGGCCATACTGGGAAATAGGATAGCAGCTGCTTTGAATAGCCCTGCGGGAGGTAAAAGCAAAGGGCACCCCAAAGCTCGCGAGTCCACCGCCCGCCAGCGGTGAGGTGTTTGGGGTTGAGGTCTTCCTTGCGTCTGGAAAAGAAGTTGATCACGGTTTGAGGGCGTTGCTCGATGCAGGCCGAGGCGATCCGGTCGAAGCCTGGGGCAAGGATAACGTCGTCTTCGAGGTGCAAGGCCGGGCCGTCGCCTGCTGCGGCCAGCGCGGCGATGAACGTATCCATAGCGTTGCGCGTCTTGTCCCAAACAACCTTGGCCTCCGGGATTCGGGCCGTAAGTTCTGACACCATTTCGCGCCGTTCGTCTATGGCCCTGATGATGGTCGGGATGTTCATGGGACCATGATAGCACCGGCCCTATATGGCGTAGTCGTATATAATGGGCGCATGGGCCAGGAACAGGTGGTGTACAGAACGGCGCTGCGGAAGAGGGGGCCGCTGAGCCGTCAGGCACCGGGCTCAAGTGTTGAGATCGTTCAGCGGGTCGAGTTTGACCGTGGCGTTGTTTTTAAGCACGATCTAAGCCACGGGCTGCCGCGTGAGTACCGCGAGGTCGAGGCCGTTTACTGTGAGGTTCCCTTCAGGGGAGGCTATGAAGGCGATCAAGCCTATACGGATTTTATCAGCGTAGTGGCCTCAATTTACGATACATTAGGGGTGCCAACCATCGTTGCTGGACCGCGTGCCATCGAAAAAGCGGGTGAGCCGCACCGCAAGCTAGATGAGTATCAAGTGGTATCATCCGTGATACCGCTTTACGCTTGGGGTTGGGATGGGCCGCTGCCTGACCGCTGGGACAAAATGCTGATCATGCTATCAGGTCACTTCGAGTCCATAGGGGACCCCGTGTGCGGCTTCGGCAATACCGGGTTGGTGTTCGCGTTGCGCGGGAAGGGGTTCGTTATGTCGGACGTGAATGCGGTAGCCGTATCTGTAACGGCCAAGCGCATCGAGGAAGCTTTAAGGAGGCAGAATGACGCTAGATGAGTTTCGCGAGTTTGTCAAAGCGGGCCGGTGGCACTTCGCCAAAACGATGCCTAAGCATCCCCACTTCTACGTGCGAAAGCGCGAGTCTGACCCTAAGCGGTTCATGGAAGCCGCGAGGTTCGTGTGGGAAAACGGGACGCCGCGCAAGTGGTTCAACCGCGTTTATCGTTACCTTGAGGTGGATGGGTATGAATACTGGTTGGCCGCGCCGTTTCAGAAGGATACCGTGATTATCAACCGAAGGCCACTCGATGAGTAAACCACGCCTCCCTGACAGCCGCATTACCCTGCCGCTCACCGTTTACGAGGCGGCTCAGCGCCGGATTGCGTATGTGTTTGACGAGTTTGACCACGTGGTTGTGGAGATGAGCGGCGGTAAGGATAGCACGGTGGTCTTCAACCTTGCGCTCCAAGAGGCGCAAAGGCGCGGGAGGCTACCGCTTACCGTAAGATGGCTTGACCAGGAGTTCGAGTGGCAGGCCACCGTGGACTACATGACGGCCATTTTCGAGCGTGATGATGTAAGGCCCGAATGGTTCCAGGTCGAAATGATTATGAGCAATGCGTCTTCTTCCTCAGAAGACCAGATCGTGGTTTGGGAAGAGGGCATGGAGGACAGGTGGATTCACCCGAGGCACCCGCTTTCGATCAAGGACAAGAGCCTGTTCCCAAAGCTCGACCGGTTCCACGCCTTCCTGAAAAAGGTAGACCGCTTCTTAAATCCTAACAACCCGGTGGCCGTCTTCACTGGAATGCGGGCGGAAGAAAGCGCTGGCCGTAAAGCAGGGCTGACCACTCCCAGTTACAAGGGATGGGTTAGTTGGGCTAGCGCCCTTGACAAGCGGCGCAACCACTACGCTTTTCACCCGATATACGACTGGTCCGTGACGGATGTTTGGGGGGCCATTGCAAAGAACGGGTGGCCGTACAACCGTGTCTATGATTACCTGTTCGCCACCGGGAGGCCGCTCAGTCGTATGCGTGTCAGCAACCTAATCCACGAGAACGCCATTATTGACGCCCCCGTGTTACAGGAGTTCGAGCCTCGCACCTATGAGCGCATCGTGGCCCGCACCGGCGGTATTGACGCCATCGGCAAGGTTGGAAACGACTTCTTTAAGGTCGAGTTGCCGCCGATGTTTGGAAGCTGGGAAGAGTACACGGAATGGTTAGCGCCGAAGCTGATCACTGACCCGAAAAAGCTTGCCCGGTGGAAGAAGGAGGTAAGGACGTTCAGGGAGAAGCTTAGCGGCGCAATACCTGACGAGGCCATTAACAAATTCATCGTCAAGTCGTTGATACGCAACGACTGGGAAGGTGCCTGGTTGAAGATCAAGATGTCGCAGTGGTATTACAAGGCCCGGCAACGGGACCGTGGCGAGCTAGAGGGGGTCAATCAGTGAGCAGCAAGGCGGCGATGGAAAAGGCTATAACGCAGTATGTGCAAGATGACCCTGACCGGCTGCAAGAGGTTCGTGACCTGCTTGCCAGGCTAAGCCCGTTCAAGGTCATGCCCGTGGACGCGGTGCGGTGGGTTCCGATTGGCAAGCTGGTTGCTAACGACTACAACCCCAACGCGGTGCCTCGCAGGGAGATGGCGCTGCTCTACCGCTCGATCAAGGAAGACGGTATCACGCAGCCGATTGTCACGTTTTACGACTCCGATAAGGACCGCTACATCATCGTGGATGGCTTTCACCGTTATACGGTCATGCGGATGCATCCTGATTTGCTCAAGCATACGCAGGGTAGGGTTCCTGTTGTGGTCATTCAGAAGCCGCTCGTTGAGCGCATGGCCTCGACGGTTAGGCACAACCGGGCGCGGGGGAAGCATAGCGTGGCCGGTATGGCCAACCTGGTTTTCAAGATGCTAAGCGAGGGCGTAACCGATGCCGAGGTCTGCGAAAAGCTTGGACTCACCAGTGAGGAGCTTGTTAGGATCAAGTACGTTACCGGTTTTGCCAAGCTATACGAGGATGTGGAATATACCAACGCTTGGGAGCTTGATAGAATGACGAAGGCGCGTACCGCCGCTGAAAAGAAAGGGGAACAGAAGATTTATGGGAAAAAGAGCCGTAGCTGAGAATATCGAGGTCTGGCCGCTGGACAAGATCAAGCCGTACTGGAGGAACCCGCGTAAGATTGACCGCAAGGCCATCGAGGCCGTTAAGGCCTCCATTGCTGAATACGGTTATGTACAGCCGATTGTTGTTGACGCCGAGGGGATTATAGTTATTGGACACGTTCGTTATAGGGCCTTGCAGGAGTTGAAGGTCAAAGAGGTTCAGGTGATCGTTGCCGATCTTCCAGAAGAAAAAATCAAGTCGCTTAGGCTCGTTGACAACCGGGTTGGCGAGTTGAGCCGTTGGGATGAAGACAAGCTGTTCCAGGAGCTTGCAGAGCTAGTGGGCGAAGCTACTGAGGTCACCGCCTTCTTTCCGGAATTCGACCTTCCAGACGTTGACGCTATTGTGGACACTCTAGGCGACATCGGGGCCGATCTTGTACAAGCGCAAGAGGGCGAAAGCGCCGGCTCCGACGATGACCCGTACTCCGTTAGCAACGCCGATATCGTCAACGCCGAGGTGAAGCTGGAAACCGCCCCGGCTTCACAGAAACCGGCCGATCACACCGTACAGGTCACATGCCCGCATTGCGGCGAGGAGTTCGGGGTTGACGTGAAGCGTCTGATGCTCATCCTCGAGTCCCAGAAGCAGCGCTAGCCTCAAGCATTGGGCGGGTGGTTAATGGCCGCCCGCCTTTATTGTTGTAATATACAGGTATGACGAGAAAGGGCGGGAAGCCTAGGAAGAAAGCCAAGGACTCGCTTGATCCACAGGCACGTGAGGGCATACGCCTGGAGTACGTAACGCGCAACGCGAGCCTGAGCAGCCTGGCCAACCGTCACAACGTACCCCTGGAAGAGCTACGGAGCATAGCCGATGAAGAGGGCTGGCACGGTCAGCGTGATGAGTATTGGCGCGGGGTGTACACGGACGTCATTCACGCTACTCGCGCGGCTACGGCCAACCTAATGGCCGGTACGGTTAGCTCCGCCGATAGGTTGGTGCGTTGGGCCAAGGAGCAGATGGCGGTCAACGAAAAGACGGGCGAGGTCAGAATTGGCCCTGACCAAGTAATTGATATCGCCAGGGCGATCAGGGTCTCCCTTGACGTGCTCAAGTTTACACTTGGAGAGCCTGACAGCCTGGTAGTTTCCACAGGGGTTGAACCGGCGGTAAAAAGTTACGTCATGGAGGAGGCGGCTCGCGCGTTGAAGGACATTATCGGCGAAGACGACGGTGACGATGAATGAAGTGGTTCCTGGAAGAGCTAGCCCGCAGGGGCGACGTATCCCTAGACAAGATCGCCGAAGCCCTGGAAAACCCGCACAAGGTCGAGGAGCTTGTGCGGCTGGCCAGTCACTTCGACGCCGTGGCGTTCGGGTTGCGCTTCCTACCTCACCATTTTCGTTCTCCGCCAGCGCCCTTTCATTACGTTATCAGTGAACGATTGGCGAAGCGTGACTACTATGCCGTAGCCGCGCCGCGCGGTCATGCTAAGTCAACGCTGGTAGGTCTAGCCCATCCGCTGCTTGAAGCGGCTTCGGGGCGGGCGAAGTTTATCTTGCTCATCGGGGCTGATGCCGGGGCGGCAGAGGACCGCCTTGAGGATGTGCTTAACGAGTTGGCCGATAACGACGCATTGCTCGATGAATTCCCACACCTGCGGCCGCCTGATCCCGGCGAGTTGAAAAAATGGGCCAAGGCGCGAAAGAAGTTTAAGCAAAGGCGCTCCGACTTTGTGTCCGTAGGCGGCATCCGCTTTTCTGCAAGGGGTGCGGGCCAGGCGCTACGTGGCATGAAGCAGGGAGCGCAGCGGCCCGATCTGATTATCCTCGATGACGTTGACACGGATCAGCGCTGCGACAGCCCCCGCCAGCTGGTCAAGCTAGCCCGGTGGTTTGATACGGTGATCATGAACCTGGAAGGGGTCGAGCGGGCACGTATTCGTATTGCGGGAACAAAATTGTGCCACCGGGCGTTGATATCGCAGCTGGTTGAAAGGTGGCACGGGGACACGTTCAAGGCCATTGTTGACGAGGAGCGAGGCAAAACGTTATGGCCTGCGGTATGGCCGTATGAGCGCCTGATCGAGAAACGGGATGGCGGCTATGATGATGATGGTTCATGGGTCCAGGGTATCGGTCCGCGCCGTTTTGCACGGGAATATCAGAACGACCCCGCGTCCGAAGATGAGACGTTTTTGACGGAAGAACAGGTAACGTTTGTGGCCACGCCGCCACCTGGCTATCCCAAGTCTGGATACTACACAGCAGGGCTTGACCTGGCAGTAGGTATGAGTGAAAAATCATCACAGAATGCGATAGTCCTAATGTGGCACAGCCCGGCAAACGTTACCTACATCATTGCCGCTGAAAGATGGCGCGGTGTGGCGGGACTCGAGGACCGGGTGCGTCGCTTCATCGAGGAGAACGCCCTGCAAACACCACGGTTGATTGCCGTCGAGGCCGTACAGTATCAGATGAAAGCCGTACTCGATCTTACCAGCGCCATGCCCTACCGTTTCGTTCCCGTGCATCCGGACCGCAGCAAATCGGCGCGGTTTGCGCTCATAGCGGACCGCTTCGTCAACGGCCAGATCACGATGCTCAACGGCCTTCCCACCTGGTTCAAGGAGGAGCTGTTTTCGTTCCCTATTGGAACCTTCACCTGGGACGGCATAGACGCTACGGTATACGCCTATCTAGCTAAGTTTGAAAAGGGGAGGAGCAAGAGGATGTCAACGGCCATACTGCAACCTAGCGGAGGGGGTGACTGGCAGTGAGGATAAGGGAGGGCATTACGATACCGCAGCCCCTTGGCGAGTCAACCCTAGACTCCGTTGGGTTTACCGTCTACCGTGGAACGCTCACGCAGAACACCATGACGCTCGCCCAAAACATGCTGCAAGCGTACAAGGCTGGCAGCACGATCAGCCGGGTGGTCAACCAGATCGTTGAGCAGGTCATGGCCGATGGCAATATTGCGCCGGCCATCCAGGCACCCGAAAAGATCAGTGAACCCTTGCAGGGGTGGTGGAATAGCGAGAGCATCACGCACCTGCTACGCCAGTCGTTCAAGGAATACCTGTTAAGCGGTGAGGTGTGGTTGTACGTGCCTCGCCGAAACAAGAAGGAAGGTGTCAAGGTCTACACGCTGGTTCCGTGGTATATCAACACCGTTGAGGGCACCAGCGCTCGGGCATGGAGCAAGGCGAGTTACGTCAACGCCAAGACCGGCGAAAACTATCCGCTCACCCCTGAAAACACCGTTTTCGTTGCGCACGATGCCCTGTTCGGCGAGTTGCGCGGCATCACCCCGTTCGCCTCACTCTACTTCGCCACGCAGACGTATGAGGACTGGTTGCAAGGCCGCATCAGGATTAACCGGCTATCGGGCAACATTATCGGCAAGATGCATTTCCCGGACCTTGAAAGCGCCGCGTCGAGCCTACTCAACGCGCGGGTGGTGCATGATCCCGATGGAGACTACCTTGAGGTAGATGGCCCGGTGGAAATACCTAAGCCGGGCACGATGGCCGTATTGATCGGCGAGGGCTCGGACTTTCAACTGGTGACGCCCAACGTCGGCGCTTCGACGGCTAAGGACGACGGTGAAGCCATATGGCGTATGGTGATTGAGGCCACCCGCCTGCCTGAGTTTTTGTCTGGTTGGGGTAGGGGCGTTAACGTGGCCACCGCACGGGTACAGTACCCGTTCGCCGTTCGCATGATGCTGGCCCTCCGGGATGAGTTTGACGATGCCATCCAGATGATGGTGCGACTGGTGCTACAACGCTTTGCGCAAAACCGCATCATACCCCCGACGTGGCGCGATGATAACGGCAACGAGTGGACCCCGGCCACGGTTCCAGTGCACATTAGCTGGCCCGAGGTTCGCGAGCTTGACTTCGACGCTATCAGCCGCACGGTGCTGGAGCTGCTAAAGCTTCAGGTGATTGATCCTTCGGCCGGGTTGTACATGCTCGGGTGGAGCAAGGACGAGCTAGAGCAGATCGCAATGGCGAACGAGGCCGTAGGCGGCGCAACCGATCCCAGCAAGATAGCCCAAACGATACAGGAGGCGCTAAATGCCTGGCTTGAGCAAAAGCTTAACGAAGGGGCACCTGATACTAGCGCTGACTGAACGCAGACCGCCGCCGCGAAAGGTGGCCAAGGAGCACAAGCGGGTTCGTGAGGTCTATGACCGGACGGCTGAGCGGTTTGTTGGGGTTTACGAGCGCCAAGCCTACCCTACGATCCTCGACTACATTGCGCGGGGGTATACGGATGACGCCCTGCTTCAGTCGCTTGCTGTTAGCCTCATGACAGACTGGCCAGCCGAACGGCTGGCCGCCCTGGATGACTTCACTAAGGTTTTCCTCAGTAACCTGCTTTACGGGTACAACTACGGGGCGCAAATTCAGTACCGCGCGATTGGGGGCAAGGGTAAGTTTGAACTAAAGAACCTTGCCGAGCTTGAGCGCCTGGAACGGCGGGCCGTTTCCATGTCCAGGTACGCCGTCGTTCGCACGCTTGAGCGCAAGCTATTCATGTGGACCACATCGGGGGTACTGGCCGGTTACAAACCCTCAGAGGTCCCCATGAATTACGGCTACTTGGTTGACGTGAGTCATAAGGTTGGGATACTCGGAGGCTACAACGAAGGGCGTAGCCGGGTGGTTAAGAAGTCTTGGAAAGGGGGTGAGATGCAGAAAACATGGGCACACGCCGGGGCCGATCTTAAGAGGCGGGATAGCCACGTGGCCGTCGAGGGCATGACCATTGGCCTCGAAGAGCTTTTCCCAGTGGCCAACGGGGTGAAATACCCGCACGACTGGGAGAATGCGGGGTGTGACGAGTGGTGCAACTGCCACTGCTATGTTGAGTACGTTCCTGGCCGCAACGCTACCGTTGAGCCGTGGAATGGAGAATAGGGGGTTAGTAATGTGAGCAAGGGAAGAATCTTGAAGGAGCAGGCTATCGGCTACGTCCTGCTAGAGCAGGAGGGCAACGGTAGCCCGGTGGCCAAAGTTACCCTAATCAAGGCGGGGCTTTCCCTGAACAATGTGAATTACCCGCCTGACGTGCTGGCCGCAGCCGCTCACCTGTACAACGACAAGCCTTGCATGCTGGATCATAGCTGGTCACCAAGCGTGCGTGACATTGCGGGTTGGTTCCGAAATGCCCGCTGGAACGCACAGGATCAGGCCATCGAGGCCGATCTGTACCTGCTCGACACGCAGGCGGGGCGGGTGCTGCTTGAGCTTGCGCGTGAGGAGCAGCGGCTTCGTGCTGAGGGTAACATTGGCGAAGGCAGCCGGTTGTTCGGGCTCAGTCACCAGGTCTTTGGCGACGTGGAGGTTGTAACGGACGAGGGCGGTAACGAGTACGTAAACGTCCGTGAGATCACTGAGGTTATGAGCGTTGACGCCGTGGCCTTCCCCGCCGCCAATGGCGAGGTTAAGGAGTTGCACGAAAGCGCCGATAACCCCGAAAAGACCTGCATGAGCGCCGAACAGTTTGGCCGAGTCCTAGAGGAAGCCATGAAGCGAGCTACCGAAGGTGGGGATCGGCTTGCCGAACGCGCCACCCGGTTCCGTGACCTGCCGCTTGCCGAACGCGCCCGCCCCTGGAACGGAGCGGCAGCCCGTCAGCGTCTCCGCAAATGGGCGAGTGAAGACGGCTCGGGTAACACGGATACGATTGACTGGCGCAAGTACCGTTGGGGCTTCTTCTGGTATGACCATACCGATCCCGAGAGGCTTGGCAGCTACAAACTGCCTTTTGCTGACGTGCTCGGGGGCACGATCCGCGCTATTCCACGGGGCATCTTCGCCGCTGCCGGGGTAGTGAGCGGGGCGAGGGGCGGCCCCGACATACCGGAAGAAGACATGGCGGGCGTCAAGCGCCACATTTCGGCCTACTACCGCAAGATGCGGGACGAGTGGGACGACCCCAACCTGATGCCGCCGTGGGAGCGCGAAGAGTCGAGGCCAACCGATGAAGAGGCTGCGGCCTTTATCGAGGCCTTTGGGCTCGATGCGTTCGTTGAAACCTTCGGCTACTCTCCCAGCACTAGCGGGGGTGAAGCAATCGAGGAGCAGCACGATGAGAGTAAGGAGGAAGAAGCCATGAGTGAAGCCAACAAGAATCCGGAAGCAAAGACACCTGAAACCGCGCCGATGCCTGACGAAAAAGGTATCCGCGAGCAGGTGGCCGAGGAGTTCGCCGAAAAGCTTCGGGGGCTCGTTGAGGAGAACAAGCAGCTTCAGGAAGAGGTCGAGGCCCTGAAGGAGCAGATCAAGGCCTTCGAGGAGGAGAAGGCGGCGGCCGAACGCGCGGCCAAGCTCGAAGAGATGTTCCTGGCGGCCGGGATCGAGGGGGCCGCTCGCGAGGTGCTTGAGGGCGTCGTGAGCGACCTTCCGCTTGAAAAGGCCGAAAAGGTCATTAAGCTGGCCGCTGGAACCGAGCCCAAGGAAGCTGACCCCGCGCCCAAGAAGCGGGTTCAGGAGGGCACGGAAGAGGCGAGCCCAACCGACCTTGGACGCAAATACGCTGAGCAGGTCTTCGGCCTCAAGGTCGAGGAAGCAAACTAATGGAGGTGAATGAGCATGGCAACCAAGACATACATTAGCGGTCCCGTTGCACACGTTCGCGTCAACGTCGGCGCGGCCAGCTACTCGAAGGGTGACTTTTACAAGGCCGGGCGTCTTAGCGGCTTTGTGGTCACGGAACCCGACAGCAGCGGCGATATGATTATCGCCGTCGAGGGCGTTTTCATCGTGCCCTTCCTTGGCACCAACGCGGTGGTTGCGGGTGACGTGGTTGAGTACAACTCCGGAAGCGCGGCCTTCGAGAAACCCGCCACCCCTACCGCCGCAGACGCCATTGTGCTTGAGGACCACGCAGCGGCCAATGGAACCCTCAAGGTTCTGCTTGTTCCCGGACTGAAGCTCTAGGTTGAGTGAGAGGAGAGTAACGACATGAAAAACATTACAAGCCTGCGAGAAATGGCAACCCTGGCCGATGCCCCGGTTGCCCTGGGTACCGCCGTCAACCTGCTTGTGCTTGACGCTTATCAGCGTGCCTCGCATGACTGGCAGAAGTACACCAAGATTGACACAGTTCCCAACTTTAACGACGTGAAGCGCGTCATCGTGGACACCGGCGATGATGACCTGGAAAAGGTGCTTGAGGGTGAATATTACCCCGAGATGGGCATCACGGAGACAACCAACACCTGGCGCGTGGTCAAGTGGGGTCGTCTCCTAAAGGTCACCTACGAGATGATCGTCAACGATGACAACCGTAAGCTGCGTGACCTTGCGGCCGGTGTTGGGCGGCTTGCCGCTATCGCGGAAAGCAAGCTGGTGACCAGTCAGTACAGCGGCCTTTCCGTTAGCACGGGCTATGACGGTAACCCGCTTTCGGGCACGATGGACACCACGCTGATGGATAAGGCGATGGCGACTTACGCCCAGCTTACGGACAGCAACGGTAACGCGCTTGAAATCGCGCCTGCCTACGTGGTCACCCCGCCCGCCTACCGCTCGTTCCTGGAGAGCTACTTCCGCCCCAGCACCGCGCTCGACTTCAACCCATACGCCGGGGCCGCTGAGGTGGTTGAAAACCGCTACCTGACCGGCAACAAAATCTTCATCTTCCCCAACCCCAACGACTTCCCCGCGCTGGAACTTGACTACCTGAAGGTGCCCGCTGATCCGCGTGAAGACTACAGCCGTGGCCCCCGCGTGCTCGTTGACCAGGCCAGCAGCGCCGCCGCTGTGCTGCCCGGTGACGTTGGCACTTCGGGTGACGGCTTCCGTTACGACAGCATCTCTTACAAGGTCCGCCACGTGTTCGGCGCTGGTGTCGTTGAGTCCAACGCCATCCTCGTTGTTGAGTTTGTCTAATGATCCATTAGAATAGGGCTATGGACTTCAAGGAAGCCTACAGCCGGTTCAGGTCATTTGACACCAAACGGCGCGTCACGGTACGCGAGCACCTGTTTGATTACATCACGGAGGTGCTCGCGTACTATGGCGGCGTTGAGGAGGCGCGGCCACCTTCGGATGAAGCGCTTGAGCAGGTGCACGCTGAGCTAAACCGTCGGACTTTCGATAGCCTGCAAAAGTCGCGTGACGAAATCACCCTTGCAGGGCTCCGCAGGGTCAGGGATGACGCCTTGCCACCCGATCTTAAGAACGCCCTCAAGGGCATCGGAATAACGACACCAGGCCATCTGCTCAGCGCCATTCGGGAGAAGTCGTTACCCGATGACGCGTTCAAGTCGGTCCTGGACTACCTTGGGTTGCAGCGCAAGGGTGGGCGTCCGCGGAAGGCCGGCCAAGAGGGGAAGGAGGTAGAGGTTGCAGGTAACGCTGGAGGAAATAGCGGCTGATACCCTACCGGGCGCTGACGGGCCAGCCGGTCCGCTGCCCGCCTCCCCGCTTGGGGTTAAGCCAGACACGGACGAGTACCGGGAAATCGTTGAGAACGTCAAGCGGCAAATCGAGGCTCACCTGGCCGCGTTTTCCGCCCCAACTACCCTGCTCAAGCTGGCGCTCATACGATACTACGCGGCACAGGCCGTATTGTCCCGAGCACGCACAGGCAGCGTCAAAGACCCGAGCGGCGCTTCCATCACGCTTAGCGGTAGTGACTTAGCTCCCTGGCAGAACATGAAGGAGGAGGCCGCCGCTGAGATCAACCGCTACGTGCCAAGCCGGAGCCGGGGCGGGGTTTACTTCGCCGAAATCGAAGTCGAGGATGACTGACCATGCCGTTACCAGATGATCGGTTTGACGAAATGCTGGCGCGTGTAATGAGCGCCCTGCCGCCTAGCACGTTCACCGTTACTCGTGGTTCAACTACGGAGAGCGTTGAGGGATACCTGCGTGAGCGGGCCTCGAAAAGCGAAAGCGGTATGGGCGAGGTTGGCCGTTCGGCCACCTTCTACATTACCAGCGGTTCCCTACAAACCGGTGACCTCCTCGATGGCGCTGACGAAGACTACGTGGCTTACGACACGGCTCCGTCACACGGCTTCGCTTCGGCGTGGAGGCTGATACGCATTCCTCCCTTTAGCGCCATGCAGACCTACAGCCTCGACTTCGAGGCTCAGGGCACTACATGGAGCACAGACCCCGACACCGGCAACCGGGTACCCTCGCGCTCAACCCAGACCGTAGAGGCCGTCCTTAAGGCTTCGCGTGATCCTAAGCTGGCCGATGTCCTTGGGGTTAGGCCTGGGGAGGTAGTGCTTGAGGGCTACTGCGTCAACCCAACGACGCTTCCAAGCGGAGTGAGTGAAGGTTCGGAGGCCACCCTGACCATCGGCGGCGTGGCGGGTACGTTCGTGCTGGGGCCACGCGTGCCTGACCCGATGACCGCTAAACAGGTCGCGTTCGGCGAGTACCTGGTTGGGAGGTGGTCATGGCAAAGCTAGTTTGGCATGGCCCCAAGTTTAAGGAGGCCATGATACGGGCGTTCATCGAGGCTCAGCCCAAACTGGTGCGTAGGTTCACTGAGGAGGTCAACGCCGATAAGTGGACCTGGCCTAACCCACCTTCTCCTCGCGATATCGTGGACACCGGCCGTCTGCGTGACAGCCTGAACAACCCCAACCACACTGGACCTAGAACGCCGACGGTGGAGAAAACGGGCGACCTGGTTCGGGCCGTGCACACCTGGCACGTTCCTTACGCCGTTTATGTGCATGAAGGGTACACGCTGAGGAGCGGCTTCTTCGGCCCCCCAAGGCCGTGGACCGAGCCCGCAGTCAAGGGCTTCAAGTGGCGTGAGCACTTGATCGGCGTGCTTCATGAGCAGCTGCGGAGGACAAGCCAATGAGTGAAGTGCTCGATCTACGCCAGGAGCTTGAAACCTTGCTAAGCGACCTGCTTGGAACCTACACCTACCCTGACGGGGCCACAACCCCGGCGATCAACGTAGGCTTCAAGGTTCCAGAGGGGGTTACCGCTACGGGGCTCGAAGTGGTCATATCGCCTGAGCCGTCGTCGCAACCTATGGCCATGCAGGGTGACAAGGGGGTGTACCGCGAGTGGTTGGTTGTGCTCAGGCAATGGGATGACGCTGACGTAGACTCCCTGCGGCTGGCGGTGGAGCGCATGATCGCGAGGTGGCCCGAAATGACGGCTCCGGTTGTGGTTCCGGCCACATACGAAACCCTAGCCCAAGCGAGGGTGAGTGTACCCCAGAGGGTACAGGTGAAGTGAAAGGAGAACAAGCATGCCCTGGAAAGACGACTTCGTTCTTGGAAAAAGCCAGGCGCTTTACGTCTACCTGCTTCCAGCCGGTAGCCGTGACGCACCTAGCAGCGTGACTTTTACGGTTAGCAACGCCGGCTCCGACGTGGCGGCTGGCAGTACGAGCATCCCGCTGGCTTCGGCCACGGGGGTAATTGTCCCGGAGGGGACGATCCTTACCTTTGGCAGCGTTGAGGTCTACGTCGCACAGACGGCCCAAGCCACGGACACCAGCCTGACGGTTGATCCAACTTCGGCCGCGATTACGGACGGCTCGACGGCCACCTGGGACCAGATGGTGCGGGTTCACGGTGGCACCAACAGCCCGTTCCAGGGGTCGAGCAACGAGCAGACCACCAACACTTACGAGTCGGGCGGTTGGACTGACGGTAAGGTGGTCAGCAACACGTGGACGATCAACTGGTCAGGAAATTTCCGGCCCGATGACTACGGCTACAAGTACGTGCGGGATGCCTGGATGAACCAGCAAGAGCTTTACGTTCGCCAGGTACGTACCCGTGAGGATGGCAGCACCGCTGAAAAGCGCGAGGGGGTTTGCGCCGTCACCAGCTTCCAAGACGACGCACCCGCCGATGGCGTGGTCACCACTAGCTTTACGCTAGTCGGGCGCGGTTCTCCGACCATCACGGAAACACCCTAGTTCCAGAGGGGGCTTCGGCCCCCTCTTTTCTTTTGGCCTATACACTTGACAAATAGGGCAAAGTCATATATAACGAAATTAGAAAGGGGGCAGAGATGGAAAAGAGGTTATTGGTTTACGAGGGGAATGTCAGGGAGGCACGCGAGGAGGCCCGTGCCGCGCTCAAGGCCGGGTATGTCGTCACCCTGGTCTTCGTTGGAACCGGTAAGAGCATCGAGGTCGAGCGCGTTCAGGAACTCGAGAATGCCCTGGCCATCTTTGAAGGGCGAGCGCTGGAGGTCGTGTGATGATCAAGGTGCTGGATCAAAAGGGTAGGCTGCACCTGTTTGGGCCTCACACGGTGTTTGAGCGGACAGGCACCCAGGTCGTGGCCCATGTGCTTGCTGGACTGGCCGTGCTCCACGGGGTTGGTGATCCGCACTACCACTCGATCACCCTTGCCGAATACACTTCGGAAGCCGCTGCCGAAAGCGCCGTCATGAGCCTGGCCAGCGCCCAACCCACGGAGTTTGTCTACTTGGCGTAGGTGTAACATGATACTGCTTTCATTCTTCATCCTGTTGTTTCTGGCCCTGGTGCTCGTGCTACGCGCCGAGTTATCGCCTATGGACAAGGGGCGGCTGGCGCTTTTCATCGGCGTGCTGGCCGTTGCGGGTATGGTGTTCGCACTTCTGTTTGCCACGATCAACGCGATTGACCAGCACGAAAAAGAGGTGGACCGCCTGCTCATACAACTTGAGTCCGAGTTGAACCAAGGGCGGTAACCCCTTGACTTGACAAATAGCGCGTTACCATATAAGATAAAGGCAGGAGGTAGGTATGCGAGTAAGCAAAATGCAGGTTGACCCCAAACTTGTTGCTAAGCTGGCCAAGATGAACTACGGCCCACACCTTCCGCTCAACATGAGGCGGGTGGAGAGCACAGAGGCCACGTTCATAGGGGCTATGTTCCCCGAGTATCGGGTGACGCGCGGTCTGGCCGGTGAGGTGGTCTTTCACGAGGATGGCAAGATCGTGTTTGTTACCGCAGCCTACAACACCTACACCGGCGACCTTGAGATCAAGGGGCTTGCTGGCTTGGGGCCACGGGCAAGAGGGACCGTCGAGCGTCTGGCAAGAGCAGCCCTTGGGTTGAAGCAGGAGGTGAGGTCGTGAAGCACCGGCATAGGTACGTCTATGAAAGCCCACGTGGCTTCGCCAACGAGTTTGTGATCTATGTGGTCCCGGAGAGTTGGAAGGTTGCGAGCATCTTCAGTTTTTCAAAGGCCGGGCGGTCGCTTCATCCCATCACTCGCAAGAAGGCCGTGGAGTCTTTACGCGGCTATCGCGGCAAGGATAGCCGGCGCTCGTTGTATGCGTGCCCGGTGTGCGGCTATGTTCCGGAAGGGGTGGCCGCAGGCGAGGTTGAGCGGCCGTGGTGGTCCAAGGCTGGCGATCTAAAGGCCTACCTTGATAATGGCAGTTACTACTGAGGGCGGTCATGGAAAAGGATTTCAGCTTTAGCTTGGTAGACGATATTCGCAACGACGGTAACGCGTTGCTGCTGATCACGCGGTACGGTTCCCATCTGTACGGGACAGCAACAGAGGACTCAGACGAAGATTACGCAATCCTTTACGCCCCACCGCTTGGTGATATCCTGCTTGGCACAGAAAGGCACTCCTACCGGTACAATTCCAACGCGGACGGCAAGAACCACGCAGGCGACGTTGACATACAGGCGTCAAGCGTTAACGGGGTGGTCAAGCGGTTCATGAAGGGAGAGCTTGTAGCGCTCGATCTGCTTCATGCTCCAACCAATCCGCATGCGTTAATCTACATACACCCCGCCTTCATGCAGTTTCTAGAGGGCTACATTTGGAACCACCGGTTGACACCGGTACGCATGGCGGGCGTGCTCGGTTACATGCGCAACCAGGCTAACAAGTACGGGATGAAAGGCACCAAGCTTGGTGTAGCGTTGGAGCTTGATCGGGCGGTCAACCGCTTGATCGAGCGCTACGGTGGGGATACACTTATCAGCGCCGTAGCTAACGACATACCCGTAAACAAGCCGCATGTGCAATGGGCATGGATGGACGCCCTCGGAAAGGGCGGTTCCCATAAGAAGGTGCGAGCCCTGAACGTGTTCGGCCGCTTTGCCCCTGAATACTGGACGCTCGATCAGTTGAGCGTAGCCGTGCGTAGGGTGGTTGACGGTTATGGACACCGCTCACTCAAGGCAATGGAGCAAGAAGGCGTTGACTACAAGGCGCTAAGCCATGCGCTCCGGGCCGCGCATGAGTATGAGGCTTACATCGGCGGCCACCTACGCTTCCCGCTGCCGCCGAACGTGGTAGACACCGTGCGGGCCATTAAGGAAGGTAGGATGGATTTTGCTCAGGCCAAGGCGGTAGTCGAAGCGGCCGTTGATCGGGTCATGCGGCTGCATGAGGCCAGGCAGGCGGACAACGAGGCGGTGGAAGAAAATTATGCGCTGGCCAAGCAGGCGTTGAAGAACCTGTATGCCGCGCTTTGGGGGTAGCTATGAAGTCCGGAAAGGTGCTCGGGTACAGGGTGACGGTAGACGGTCAGACGCTCACCGTAAACGACTGCCAGTTTTCGCCGTCGAGAGCCAGTTTTGGACCAGCGGCGAGCGGCATCAGGGTGGAATGCGCCGATGGTATCAAAGCCAGCTTCATGCTTGGGCGGTCCTTCTTCGTGGTAACCGTCAACGAAGCAGGTTGGAGAGTGGTGGCCAAACGCGCTCAGATCGTGCCTCGCGTGTTTGGGGGCGAGTGGGAGAGCGAGCGGAAGGCAAAGGTTACTTGACAAATATAACCAGGCAATATATAATCAGGCAGGAGGTGCGAGGTAATGGCGAAGTTGATCTGGGGGGCCGTAGGGATTCTGGCCGTGGCCGTGGCGTTGTGGCTTGACATCAGGCGTGAGGGTTTGCCGTAGGGGGAGTGATGAAGGTTTATCTCGTAACGACTGAGCACATAGAAAATTGGGAGGGTATGGTAACCCGGGTGTGGGTTGCGGCGCAAAATGAGCGGCAGGCTGCCGCCATCGCCGCGCTCGCCTTCGATAAGATGCTTGGTAACTACCAGCCGGGCATCATCGGCAGCGATCCTCTAGACCCCTATGTCTATCCGCTGAGGGCTTCGTCTTATGCCCTTCTGGGCATCCTTGGCCAGAACCAGGTTTACGACATCGGAAAGACCCCGCAGCTGATCGAGGTAACCGAAGAGCAGGAAAAGCAGCTGATGAACCTGTTTTGGGGAACGCCGCCCGGTTCCGTGTATGAGCGTGGCGGCTTCACCCAGCCTGCCGAAGACTACATCTGCAAGAACTGCGGAACCGAGGTGGACTGCTTCGGGAGCTATCGGGAAGATGGGGAAGACGTTTGGCTTGCCGTTGACTGCGAAAACGGAGCACCGCTCGAAGCCTGCCCGCATTGCGGCCACGGTGGAGTTTGGTGGAGGAAGAGGGGCAATGTCAAGAATTGAGCAGATCTTCGACTTTATTGGCAAGGCCATTCTGATCGCAGCGGCGGCCTGGATCATCTTTTACATCGTCTACGTATCTATCACGGTGGCGGTGGACTGCAACATCGAGGCAGGACCATGCATTGAGGAGGTGAGCAGACCATGACGGTCAAGAGCACCACGGGTAGCACTCACCCACTCAAGCATCTTGATCTGGCCATACAAACCCTACGGGATGCACAGAAGCGCGTGCGTGAGCGTGGTTGCCACGAAGAGTATGACCTGGCGAATGTGGAGTTTGACATTGGCACGGCCATGTTACAGATCAAACTGGCAGAACAAGCCTTCAAGTGGAGAGAGGTGGACAAGGTGGCCCCGCCAAAGGACGGGTCGCTTTTGATTATCGAGGAAGGGGGCGGTGAGTATGCGGTAGTACGGTGGAGTGAGAGGGACGGTCTCGAAGCCTGGCACAATGCCTATGGAGGCCCGGCAACCTTCATGAGAGACGAAGACATCGAGGGGCTGCGGTGGAGGCCGCTCACCCCCTAGGAGGTCACATATGCATGTTATCGAGAAACCAGACGGCTCGGGCTTTTACATTGCCACACTTGAGGTGTTTGACGAAGGCGAGTGCGGCGTGAAAAGCCTGTTCACCTACGTGGGCTCGGGCCGCAACCCCGAGGAGGCCCTTGAGGAGGCTAAGAAGCAGCCCTGGTATGCATCGTTCGCTCCAAACCGCCATCTTCAAAGGGGAGACAGCGGCCCGCTCTTCGCCCCACGGTCCATCAGCCTCAACATCTTCAAGGCCAAGCCGTGCCCATCCTGCGGCAATCATCATCTCACCTACGTTGCAAGTCAGAGAAACTGGATCGCGGTGACCTGCGAGAACTGCCTTCTGATTGGCCCCAAGGTAGGCGGATACACCATCAACGATCCAGCTACCACACCATCGGCCAAGCTACGGGCGGTCCTAACTTGGAACACTTGGATCAAAACGTTTAAGGGAGAGAAGAAGGATGAAAGTTGATCGGCGCATCTACTTGATTTTCGTGAATTACGCCCCTGACAAGGACCCTCCGGTTGAGCTTGACCTGACCAAGCGCTACCTTCACCCCCTCGGCGAGGCCGGATTCACGGTGGATCCGAGGATGGTCAACTACCGCGCCGAGGACTACGCCAGGCATGTTTGGGCCAGCATGCATGATCCGGACCCTTACCAGGGCCTCGACTTCGCGGCCTACATGGTGACCGGCCCTAGTACGGCTGCTTTGGTTTGGTGGAAACGGGCAGGTCGTGTACGCGGACGGTGGGCATCGTGGCACGGCAACCCGTCACACAAGCGGATCAAAGGTAAGTGGATCAAGAGTGAGGTAAACGAAGGGAGTGACGCATGAGCGATCAGACGGCAGGCACACTTATCGAGGAGCTTAAGGAAGCGACGCAACGGTACAGCAAGGCGAGGGAAGAGTACATGAAGGCGGCCATCGAGCACCGCAAAGCTAAGGCGTGGCTGAAGGAGCTTGAAGCTAACCTGCTCATCGAAGGATCGGTGACGGGCAAGAATGCACAAGAGCGCGAGGCCTCACTGATGGCGCTCACATCGGATAAGCGGGATCAGGTCCTCGCGGCTGAGCATATGCTGAGCAAGGCATCCGCCAAGCTGGACATCGCCAGCGAGGAGCTGAAGACGGTGCGTGCGGCCATGAACTTTCTGGCCGCTAAAGAAGGTGGTAAGTGATGGTGAAAAAGGTACTGCTTCTTCTGCTGCTCATGATTCCACTTGGGCTGTTTGCGGCTTGCAGTCAGGCTGACGTAGTTTCCAGCAACATCAGCCGAAAGGCCGATCAGTTTCAGGTTTACCGCCGGATCATCTTCTACAACGGCATCACCGGCGAGTACATGCTGAACATCGAGGGCTACTGCTCGCTTGGGAACTACGATAAGGATGGCGAAGTATCGGTTACCTGCAAGGTAGGCCGGGGCAAGTACGTCAAGCACTACCTTGGACTAAGCGATAACGTGACCTACTTCGCGGAGCAGACCGTGGCCACCCCTGAAGACCCTTACCACTATGTGGTTTACTTCAGGCCAACCACCATCGTCCCCAACTTTGAGCTTGACGTGCCAGGGAGCCAGCGTTGAGTGGCAAGCGCCAGGTCTATGCCGTTTTGCGGCTTACGAACGGGATCGTGGTTGAGGTGACGGGCATAGACGGCCACGGCCGCGAGGCGGTGGTGAACCTGCCGGAAGGAAGGTACCTTATACCGGTTTTTGATTCACTGGAAGAGGCGCGAGAGCAGTCCGAAGGTGGGAAGTACGATATCCTGGCGCTTGAAGTAGGCGAATGACAACCTAGGAGGTACTGCGTGCTGTGGTAGGCTAAGCTATGGTCTACTACAGCACGCATAAACGTGGCGGAGAGCCAGTAGTGTGCTTGTTTGGGGCCAGAAGGTTGACGGATGGAACGCTGGCCGTTGACATACTCGCCGTTGCTGAGCGTTGGTCCCAAGCTGAAGTCGAGGTGCAAACACCACCCGATCACTCGCGCTCGCAAAAGATGCGTATACGCCTTCCGGAAGATGCCCTGAACCGCAGCGTGCCCATCATGATGCGGGAGGTTAGAATAGAGCAGATATGAGCCTACCGTTCAAAACACCAAAGCCGCAGCAAACGATTGAGGTTGGAGACAAGGCCACCGGCAAGGTCAAGGTCCCCGTTTACGGAGGCCTTCTTACCGGCGAAGCCATCGAGATTGCCAAGCTATTCCAGCAGGTGAGCAACGAACTTGGCAAGAGCGTTGACGACATTACGGATCAAGACCTGGTAGCCTACAAGGACGCGCTGGCGCTGATTGCGCTGAGGTATCGGGTCAAAGGTGGAGAACAGGCCACCCTTGAAGACCTGCAAACGGCCCCGTGGTCCGTAGTGGATGCACTGGCCAAACTAATGATCAACGAACTAAACGCCGAAGCCCTCCGGAACTTGCAGGCTGTCATCGCGGAGGAAGACGAGGGCGGTGAAACAAAAAAAGAAAAAAGCCAGCCGCGCAGCTAACGGATGACGATTGGACCCAGCTATTTGCGCGGCTGGCCTACCACTATCCAAGCATCATTCACCACGAAAACTTCGCCTGGCTTCCGCTTGGGCTTGTCATGGCCCTCGACCACGCACTCCAAACAATAGAATACGACCGGGCACAGCTATTGTCCTGGGGTGATGCGATGGTGGCCTACATAGTAGCTAAAACGGGTTTCGCAAACATACCCGATGCGAGGTTGGAGGACTTCAACCCGTTTGCCGTCGCACAGAAACGCTGGCCGCGCAAGGGAGCCAGGGAGTTTATACGCGAGGTCAAGGCCGGGCGTGTGCCTAGGTGGTTGCTAGGGTTCGCGCCTATCAACGAGCTTAAGTATGCTGCGGGGAATGATTAATGGCGAGTTACTCTCTTGGCCGCGCCATATTTGAAACCGGAGTAGACCTAACCGGGCTGAACCGTGGCCTCACGAAGGCGGAGCAGCGGGTCAAAGCCTTTGGGCTGAAGATCGAGCGTCAGGTCAAGGGCGGGAAGGCGTTTAGCTTCACCGCGCCGCTCGAAAAGCAGACCGCAGCTATCAATAAGTTTTCCAAGCAGGCCGAGCAGTCGCTTGGGCGGGTCAAGCGAGCAAGCGCTGGAACCAGTAACGCCCTTGGCAAGATGGTGACCAAGTACCTGGCCGCCGGTGCGGTCCTATACGGCGTGCAAAAAGCCTTCCGCGCCACTATCAACGCCGCAAAAGACTTTGAGGTGGCCATAACGAATATTGACACCCTGGCCGCCAACACTACGGAGCAGATGGCTTTGCTCCGTCAGGGCGTGCTCGATCTTGCTTCCGTGGTAGGCGAGGGACCAACGAAGCTCGCGAGCGCCCTTTATGACGTAGTTTCAGCCGGGTACTCCGGAGCCGAAGGGCTGAAGGTGCTTGAGGCATCGGCTAAGGCCGCTCGCGCTGGTTTGACCACAACGAAGGTGGCGGCCGATGCCGTGACGACTACCCTCAACGCCTACGGACTGGCCGCTGAGCAGGCCACGCACGTTACGGACGTTTTGCAGACCACGGTCAAGTACGGTAAGACCACCTGGGGTGAACTGGCTCCCGTGATAGGTCAGGTGATTCCACTGGCCGCCGCAGCGGGGGTGAGCATCGAGGAGCTTGGCGGTGCCCTGGCCGTGCTAACCGGCAACGGTGTGCAAACGTCTCAAGCCGTCACGCAGGTGCGTTCCCTGATCGCCGCACTCCTGAAAGACACTTCGCAAGCTCGCGAGGTGATGGATAAGTACAACTTCAGTATTTCCGCCAGCACCCTACAGCAGAAGGGGCTGATCGGAACCCTCAAGGAGCTTCAAGGGGCTATCGGCGGCGACACGGAAGCCCTGTTCAAGTTCCTAGGCCGCGTCGAGGCCGTCAACGCAGCCCTCGCCCTGACCACGGATCAGGGGTTCAAGAAGCTGGTCAGCGTTACGGAAGAGATGCGGAAGGCCGGGGGTGTGGTTGACGAGGCCTTTAACAAGCAGCTAGGAACGGCTCAGGGGCAGATTGATCGGTTTACGGCGGCCCTTGACGCCCTTAAGATCACTCTTGGAAACGAACTTTTGCCTACCATCGGCATTGTAGCCGGGGCGCTTGCCGGGTTGATCGAAAAGATCAACGACCTTGCCAACCCTCGCCTTGCTGCGGCCAAGAAGCTGGTACTTGAGGCGGGCGTGGCGGAAGAGCAGGTTTCGCCCGAGCAGCTAAGCAAGATCGCCGGTATCCAGGAGCAGCTGCGTGAATTGCGCGAGGTCGAGCGCCGCCTTAAAGACCTGGATACCGTGATGCGTACATCCGGGGTTGGGGCCTTCATCTCCGGGCTCGAAACCGTGGCCGCCCGCCTTGGTATGACCAAAGAGGAGCTAGCCGAGGTTCACAAGGAGGCACGTAAGGCGCTTCGCGAGGGGCGTGGTGAAGAGTTTGCTGCTCAGTTTGCGGCTCGCGTCAATCAGATGCTCCAGTCTCAGAAGTCAGAGCTACAGGCGTCCCTCGATGAAGCGCTCAAGCCGGGGCCTGGGGCCGAAGACCTTTCGCAGAAGATCGAGCAGATCAACCGCAGCCTGAACAACGCTCGCCAGCAGGCGCAACAGCTAGGTAGCGCCGACATCTTCAAGACGGCGGCGGCCAAGGCCGTGGAAAGCCTCAAGGCGTTGAGGCAGGAATTTGCCAGCAACGAAGAGGTTGTACAGAATATTGACAACCTTATCAAGTCCATCGAAACCGAGGCGGCTAACTTCAAGGTGGCCCCGCAGGCCCCGAGTGAAGCTGAGGCCGAAGACTTCCTTAAGCCCTACCGCGACGCCTTGCAGAACATCACCCTGAAAAGCAAGCTTGGGTTGATTGACGAAGGGACGGCGCGGCGGCAGCTTGAGGACATACGCAACCGCCTGCAAAAGGTGCTCGAAGGTACCGGGGATCAGGCTAAGCAGAACAGCATCATGACCTTGATCCTGAGCCTCGATCTGGCCATGAAGGGGTTGCAAACCCAGGCCAAGAGCACGGATGATGCCTTCCAGGCATGGTTGCAGAAGCTTGAGGTACAGGCCAAGCGAGGGCTCCGGCCCGTGTCTGAGATCAAAAACGAAGTGGCCAGCGCCCGCCAGAAAATACTTGAGCAGATACGAGCCCTTGGGCCGCTGGACACTCGCGAAAAGGTGGAAATACTCTTTGAGCTAAGCGCAAAGCTTGACCGGCTCGATGGGCTAAGCGAAACGCTTAAGGGGGCCACGGACAGGCAGCTTGAGGCGTATCGCGAATACTACCGCTCCCGCGTCGAGGGGCTGGGTTATGAGATGGCCGATGAAGCACGGGCGGCCATGCAAACGCTGGCCAGCGCCCTTAGTGGTGAAGCCGATTTCTCCCAGGGGCTCGCCGCCGCAGAAAAACTGCGTGGCTTGATCGAGCAAAGCGTTGTCCCGATACCGGATGCGGTCAAGACGGCGGCGTTGGAACTTCTTGACGCCTTCGATGCCTACGGCGCGGCCATAGCGGATGGCTTCGAGAAAGCTGCACGAGCCGTCAATCAGGCCCGCTTCGGAGAGGGCATACTGGCCACCGCTGACGCCTTCAGGCGCTCCTTCGATACCGTAGGCGAGGCGCTGGTTTACCTTGGTAAGAACGGTCAGCTTACGGAAGAAAACATGCGGGCTTTGGGGGTGGCCTATGGTGAGGTTGGCCAGACCCTAGAACAACTTTTTACCGGGGCTAGCGCCCTCAACCTGGCCTTCAAGCTTGGAATCATCAGCGCGGACGACTACCGCAAGCGCCTATCCGAGGCGCGTGATGTGTTGCAAACCATAATCCAGACCGTCGAGGTTGGCAGCCCCGCCTTTGATCAGCTGGCCGATGCGCTCCTGCGGGTTAACGAGGCCCTTAACCGGCTTGGGCGGGATGCTGGTGACCCGTTGCAGGGCATAGACGACCTAAGCGAAGCGCTAAGCACTTTGGCCGCAGACGGGGCCATATCGCGTGAAGAGGCCGTGCGGCTGGCCAAGGGGTTCGGCGGTCTTGGCGAGGCGGTGGCCGGGGCCGTTGGCGGCCTTGGCACCTGGAACGCAAGGTTGCAGGCGGGCTTGATCACGGAAGACGAGTACCGCACTAAGCTAGAGATGACCCGCGACATACTGCAAGAGCTTGCTCAAAGGTACAAGGACGACCCAGTGCTCCTTGAGCTTTATGCTGGGGCATTGGATAGCGTAAACCAGCAGCTTGCCACCTTGAGTGACACCGGCGGGCAGCTGAGTGACGACAGCCTCTTGCCTGAAGAACTTGACCGCAGGGCGTCCCTGCTATCGGCCAGATTCCGGGAGGTTGGCGAGGCGCTGGCGAGCCTGGCCAAGGATGGCCGGCTAACCGAGCAGGAGATGAGCCTACTCAGCCGTGCTTTTGGTGACCAGGGGCAGGCTATACTCGACGCCTTTGACGGTTTTCGCGAGATACGAACGGCGTTTGAGATTGGTCAGATCGGAGCCGAAGAGTTTCGGAGTGCGGTAGAGGGCATACTGCCTCAGCTGGAAGAGGCCATCCAAAACGTCGAGCGGGGTACCCCAGCATGGTATATGCTCGCCGAAGCGATCAAGGCGGCCAAGAGTGCACTAGGCGATGGCGGTAGCGAAGCGTTTGACCTTGGCAAGGAGATTGCGTCAGGGCTCAGTAACATATCAAGCCGGGCTCAAGTCGGGCTTCTAGGCAACGGCCTTGAGCAGCGTAGGCAGGTGCTCGAAGAAACGGCTTCCTTGCTCCGGGAAAAGATCGCCGAGGGCCTAAAGAACGGCCTAGACCCTGACAATCCAGAGATACAGGCGGCGCTGGAAAAGTTGCAGTCCACGGAGATTGAGTTGAAGCTGGTCACCGCCGGGGCCAAGATTGCGGACGCCTTCGTTGACGCGGCGGCTTCGGTTGGTCAGGCGTTGGGCGAGTACCTGGTCAACGGTGGCGCTGAGGCCGGGGCCAGACTTTACGACGCCCTGGTTTCTGCGTCAGAAACCTTTTCCAATGTGCTCAAGTCTACCCTCACGGACCTTGGAGCCGACCTAGGCGGCAAGCTAGGGCAGCAGCTAGGTGAGTCCATCGGCGGGGCCGTTGGCGGGGCGCTCGGGGCCGCAGGCGGGCCGCTTGGCATGGCCATAGGTACGGCTATCGGGGCCGCCGTGGGTTCGTTGCTTGGGAGCCTGCTCGATTTCATCTTTAAAGCTCCCAAGGCAAAGCCTGAACCTGATACCCTGGACAAGAGGGTGACGACAAGCGTGTCGGAGGTCAACTACACCGCCATTGCCAACCTGAACGTAACCGAGGGGGCCAACATGCGCGATCCACAATTCCGGTCTGAGCTACGTGGGTTCGTCAGGCAGACGGCTACGGAACTGCTCGATCAGTTAGGGCTCGTCAAGGGAGGCGCGAATGCCTAGCGTAACGGTTACACCACTGAGTGGCGGGTCAGCCGTCACCCTGCCACAGTTTAATGACATATCCTACGGGTCGCAGCGCGAGGTATCCTTCGGCTGGCAGACTCCGCTTAAGGACATCTACGCCGATATCGTTGGGCTTGCGGCCACGAACGTACAGGTCGAGCGCAACCGCAATGGAACCTACGTGGCCATAGCTGATCCAGGTGCTCAGGCCGTGGAGGTCAGCTGGACGGAGTACGAGCTTGATACTAGAGTGCCACTATCCAAGACGGCCAAGGGTGTGATCACGCTGAGCGGGACGACGTACCGCAACCTGGCCGAAACGACAACCATGACCCTATGGCGGGTGCAATGGTTGTTCATCAGGGCCACGGGTGAATCCTATGAACTGGTGTAGGTGAGGCATGGATCCCAAACCGCTTACGCCCTCTACCAAAGTGGTTCCAGACCCCAAGCCGTTGTCACTTTCGGCTCAGCTGCCGGTGGCGGCCTTGGGCTCCTACAACCACTTCTACGGGAGCGCCGGCGGCTACTCGGTTTACTACCCCGATCTGAATTCCTACACCTGGTTTGAGGCGGCGCGGCTCAACGACCCCGTAAGGGTCCACCTAGGTGAGTCTTTGGGCGGGCGGTTCGTTGATTCGGATATTTCGTTTACTTACCTATCCGTAGCCCCGCTTGAGGTTGGAGATACACACTTCATCGGGGCCGAGATAACCCCGAACGAACCACTACGCACCTTCTGGATTACCACGAAGGCGGAGGAGGCGGGCCTGATCACCTACGGCGGGGCTACCCTGCTATCCAGGCTTCACTCAACCGTGGCCCCCGAGGTAGTCGAGAATGGGCCGTTTACCCCGCAAGAGGCGCTGGAAAAGATACTTACCAGCTGGCGTGACGCCGGGCATGACTGGCTTGTGTGGGAGCCGATACCTAGCATTGGCATCAGGGTCGAATCGGGCATCTACATTCCAACGATCAACGCGCTGGCCCTATTCCAGGACAAAGACCTTGCGATTGAGCAGAAGACGATGCGGCAATGGCTTGAAGAGTTTATTGCCCCATTCTCCGACTATTACTTCCGCGTCACGAGCGCTGGCAAGCTGCAACTGGTTAGGCTTGGCGAGGGATACGAAACCGGAGGGGTGCTGAGCAAAGACTGGGGCGTCAGCGGCAATGCAAGCGATACCTTCACTTCATCCGCAACGAGCCTGACCATTAACCTTACTCCGCGCATCTACAGGTATGAAACCCTTGTGCTCGCCCCTACACCTGCTAGCATAACCGTACTCAACGACGGCGTGGCCGTATCCAACACATTCACGGGCACAGGTACGGATGGAAACGCTTACGACTTGACCGTTGAGGCCACACTTGACGCGGCAGGCAATGGCACCATAGCCGTCACCTCCTTCAAGCTCAACGGGGTCGAGGTTACCCGCGAGGCGGTCGGGTATAGGGTTGACTGGACGGCTTCGCCTACGGATCGGGTGCTCAAGGTGCTTGGCAACGATGACCTGACCCCGGAGGAAACCCTAACCACGCTCACGGATGAGATCGTCAACATCTGCAAGGTGACGAGCAAAGGATACGACTTCGTGAGCACCACGGACATTCTTGAACCTGCGTGTGGGATCATGAACGTCCAATGGTGGTGCGGCGGCGGCCAGCAACTCCTCTCCCCGACCCCTTCGACGGTATGCCCCACGGGCCGCTACAATTTGGGTACGGGCACGACATCATGGCAGGAGCGGGCAACCCGCTACGTAGTGCTACCCGAGGTGTGGAAGGTAGCGGCCAACACGCTGGTAGGTGGAACCACGATTGACGTTAGCACGCAAGTGCATTGGTATTTTGACCGCTGCGGCGATACCGCCCCGCAGGGGTACTACACCTCCCAAACGGTTACTGGAACGGCTCAGATCAACAACGGGGACTGGCAGCTGGTTGGAAACGCCTACCTTGACCCGAGCGCCTGGGGCGACCTTAACGCCTATGTCTATGTGCAAAGCGTGTTTGACGCTGATGGCACGTTCCAGGGTTTTAGGGTGAAGCTTGGTTTGCGCATGGGCGATCTACAGAGCGTTTGGGCTTTCGGGGTGCAGCTGAACGCCGATGGCACATCGTTTAGTGAACGCCAGGAGAACATCGTGGCCGTGTACGGCGAGGCCACGGAAGACCCCGGCGTTGGAGGTAGTCAACAGGTCTACGGTAGGCGCATCCGCGAGATTGACATGGGCTGGTTCCCGGTTAGTTACGATGACGCCCTCTCCATTGCCCAAGCGGTGGTCACCAACAACTACAACCCGAAGCGCGAGTACACGCTTGAGCTTATGCCGCCCTACACGGCACTTAAGCCCGATGACATTGCCGCACCGGTGAAGTTTAAGGACATCGAGGGGGTGCTTTGGGCCTGGAAGTATACGGAGATTCATAGCGCGGCCACATCGCGCTCGCGCATGGAGATCACGGTTCGCGAGACCAGTCACGTGCTCAGTGACGTACTCGATGAAACAGCCTACGGGGATGCCGTGTATACTGTGTCTAAGTACCTGGAGTGAGGTGTAGCTAATGGCCCAGAATCCGATTTACACCACGATAAGCTCCCTGCCTGGTAGCACCACGGGCAAGGTGCGGGTGGTCAAGTTTCACCTGGACGATAACCATGACGTGCTCAATCAGGCCATCGAAAATGCTATCCTCGCGACCTACAGTCAGGGCGGGGTGACCAAGCAGGGGACCACTTCGCTTTCGGGCACCACCTTTTCAATCACGGATCATGCCGGTATCAGCATAGACATGACGGCGGCGGGCTACATCACCTCCGCAAGCCATGATGTAGCTTCGGCCGCGGATGGCAAGCATCGGCTCGTCATGATGATCACTCCCTCAACGACCGCCCGCACCTACACGGACCCTGAAACAAGCGAAACGATCACCCACGACATGGCCACGGCCATTGGGGTGCTCGGGGTGATTGAGGGCGACGCTACCAACTACCCCACCCTCACCGGCAACGTCGTTCCGATTATCAAGTTTGAGATGAGCAGCGGGACGGTGACTACGTGGTCTGATGACGGCGACTACATTGCCACGGCCTACACCGTAGACAACCACGAAGCGGCAAGCGACCCGCACCCGCAGTATCAGAAGGAGCAGGCTGGGGCTACGGCTAGCCGCCCGGCCAGCCCGGCCACCGGCGAAATGTACTTTGACACTACCCTAGGCAAGCCCATCTGGTATGACGGTAGCAACTGGGTTGACGCAACGGGGACAACAGTCTGATGATGGGGGGGAAGATGAACCCGAGAGTTAGCAAGCGCGGAGATCGGTACATACCGGAGCTTGCCCTTGCTCAGGGGCCGGTGGCGATTGGAACCGGCTCGACCTATGCTGAACTGTTCGGGTACATCTGGGCGGTAGAAGTCAGCGAAGCCGACGAGGTGGTGCTGTATCAATACGATGAGGCGACTTCGGCATGGGACGAGAAGCATACGATTGCGGATGCTCCCACCCCACCGGAGAAGATGCGTCACATCAGCCTCGCTTTTGATCAAGCCGCGCGTCCGATTATCGCTTACGAGCACAAGGACACGCAGCAGATCTACGTGAGGCAATGGGATGGACTTAGCAACACATTTGTCTACCGGGGGCCATTCGACGGGGTTGATCCGGTGCTAATCAACGACGTTGTGGTTCATTATCAGATAGGACAAAGCGACATTCTGTGCTATCACCTGACAAAAGACAGGCAAACATTGGTTGCTCGGGTACAAAGCGAGCAGTATGGCACTCAACATGATCAAACAACCTTTACCGCTCAGGTATACCTTGATCAGATTGCCAGCTACGATTATCGGCTGGCCGTCGTGGGAAGCTATTGTTCAGACCAGGACTCAACCGACGTAGTGCTTGATACTGGTCCATATCCACAATACTTGTCGGATGTCGTTCACCAATCAAGCTACATTGCCGGTACCGGGAATTATATACCCAAGATTGTCGCCGAAGATGTAGGAACCGACAATGTAGCGGCCGCATCCTATACGGTTGGAGCAGGCAACTATATCCCACTAACCGTGATTATTGACGTTGGAAGTGATGGCGTAGCATCGGTGGCTTATATTGTTGGAAATACCGATTATGCAACGGTCGTGGTTGTTCATGACCTTACGGCCTCGCAGTATACATCACCAGACGCCGTGACCACAGCATCGTTTATTGCGTCTACGGTCATATATTCCATTGTCGTGGTTGTTCATGACCTTACGGCCTCGCAGTATACATCACCAGACGCCGTGACAAGCTCAAGCTACATAGTTGGAGGTGGCACCTATGCAACAGCATAGCAGATTTGAGAAAAGCGGCAGATTCTACCTTCCAAAAGTTAGAGTGCTTGGCGAGAGAAGACCGCCAGCGCCCAAGCAACATGTTCGCATGCTTGGACCACAGGAGATGTTCTGGCAGATCATCGAGGGCAATGATGTCGTTAGGGAGGCCGAAAGCCCTGTACATAACATCGTGCTTACCAACTCCCTTGATCTTGCTGCATCCTATGGTTTTACGGGCCAGGCCAACTACGCCGTTGTGGGTACCGGCTCCAGCACCCCCGCAGCTTCGCAGACCGGACTAGACAACGAAGTAGCGAGGACCAACTACCTACCTGACGGCGAAACGGTTACGGTGACCCGAAATGCAGACGGCGATTACACATTCCAAGTCGTAAGGGAGTTTACGGAGGCTGAGGTTGGCGGCCAAAACCTTACGGAGTGGGGCTTTAGCGGGGGCGGAACCGCTGGAAATAATCTGATGAGCCGCGAATTGTTCAGGGATGGCAGTGGAAATCCGATTACGATCACCCTTGCTTCAGATCAAAAACTTCGACTGATCTATGCGACCAGATTTACGGTTGGGCCAGTGACGGCTACCGCAACCGACTTGACGATTAGCGGATATGGAACGGTGAGCGGGAAAAGCATTGCCTTTAAAAGCGCTTCAATCTTTGGGCTTACTCAAGGGGCGGTAGATATTTATACTGCCGACATGGTGGCCAAAGCATCGAATGGTACGCCATTTTCTCGTTATATTCCATCTGGCGACCCAGGATATGAACTGAATTTATATCTCATGTTTTGGATTACATCTTCATTGTATACAGCGGATTATAACACCAACGCTGCGGCGCAAAGCGCTGGTACCATGCGCTCCATTGACGACGGCAATCTGCCTTTCAATGCCTATACATCGGGTTCATACCAACGAACGATCAGCTCAGCACTCTTCGGCACCACTGAAGCAAACTACAATATAGCAAGTATTGGATTTGCAGTTTCGGATTCATCTACTGAGTCAAACAGGGGATTTGGTTGGGCATGGATAGCTAACGATAGCAACAACACCATTAATAAAGACAACCTGCATAAGATAGACTTCTCCGGCTGGGGTATTTCCTGGAGCGCCCTGTGAGGTACATGGATGAACCCTAGAGTATCCAAGCGTGGCGACTACTGGTTCCCAGAGCTAGCCCTAGCTCAGGGGCCGGTGGAAATAGCCGTTACTGGTTCAGATTACGCAAGCCTTTTCGGCCATGTTTGGGCCGTAGCGCTCGAAGAGGCAGGCGAGGTGGCGTTGTATCAATACGACGCTGCGGCCACAACCTGGAACAAGAAGAGCACGATCACGGATGTACCTACACCGGTCAATAAGATGCGCCACATCAGCCTGGCTTTCGATCAGGCAGCCCGGCCCATCATTGCCTATGAGCACGTAGACACGCAGCAGATTTACATCCGGCAATGGGATGCTACGGCCAGCGCTTTTGTCTACCGGGGACCGTTTGACGGGGTTGATCCGGTGCTGGTCAACGATGCCGTAGCCCACTATCAAGTGAACGACAGTGATATTTTGTGCTACCACTTAACAAAAGATAGGCTTACGTTGGTAGTGAGGGTTCAGCGTGAGCAATATTCCACCGCATACACACAGGAAACGCTTGCAGAGGCGGTATATCTAGACCAGGTGGCGGCGTTGCCGCTTCGGCTTGAGCTTGCTGGCTCCACCCTTGACGCACCTAATACCACAGGCTATGCACGTGTCACCGGCCTGTATCCTTATAACGCAGATGACCTGTTAGCTACAGCTAGCTATGTACCTGCACAATCCGCAATCTACCATCCGATAGTCGTTGTTGTTGACGTTGGCGAGGATGCTATTGGGTCTGCATCATGGGATAACGCACAAACTGCCACCTACTATCCGCTGGTCATTGTTCGCGACATTGGTACTGACCTGCTTGGCACCACATCCTGGCAACCAGCAGGTGGCACCTATTATCCAGTAGTCATTACAGAAGACCTTACGGGGGCTGGCTATACCAGCCCGGACAATCTTGGAACAGCTGTATGGAGCCATCCCAGTACGGGGACTTACTATCTGGTAGTCGTTACGGTTGACCTAACCGGTGCGGGCTACACCAGCCCGGATGACCTTGGAACAGCAACGTGGTATCATCCAACCACGGCAACCTATCAAGCGATTTGAGAGGGGGATGAATGATCATCATCAGAAGGGCGCTCACTAGGAAGCCGCAGATCAGCGTTGGCCTGCGGGCGCAGCATTTGCTATGGCAGCTTGGGCATTATCAAGAGAGCTTTACCATAGGCTACGGTGGAAGATCAATCAAGCGCAGATGGATCGTTGATGCGGAAGCAGAGCAGCACAACCTTGTGCTCGATCAGACATACGATGACCTGATCGCATCTCATGGCTTTGTAAATATCAGCAGCTATGCCGTCGTTGGCACTGGCTCAAGCGCTCCGGCGGCATCCCAGACCGGGCTCGACTCGGAGCTGGTCAGAACGAACAACGAGGCACAAGCGACTGACATCACGCGGACGGCAGATGGCGTATACGAAGTAACGAGATACAAGGAGTTCACCGAGGCCGAGGTCGGTGGTCAAAACCTTACGGAATGGGGGTTTTCACCAAGTAGCACCGCTGGCAACAACCTGATGAGCCGTGAGCTTTTTCGTGACGGTAGTGGAAATGCGATCACGGTAACCGTTGCATCGGATCAACGCTTGAGGCTTATTTATAAGACAAAGATCACGTTCAGCCCGGTTACTGCAACGGCGACAAGCATTAACATTGCTAATCTAGGCACACGCACAGGCAAGTATTTATGGAACGTAGATAGGTGCGGTAGTGCATCATATGGCTATCCAGACCAAGGCGATTTGAAGGTCGCCAATGGGTTTGCCGTTGGATCGGTTGATCGCTTCACAGTAAGCGATACTTCATATACTGGAACCTATACTGAAAGTACGGCGGAGCCGGGAAAACCATACAAGGCTCCAACGTTTCAGGCGTACACTTCTGGGGATCGGCAACGATTGACCAATCAGATCACCTTCGAGGCAAACGAGGCCAATATTCTGATTGCTTCCTGGGGGTTTGGTTCCCTTAATGATCCGTGCGGCTCCGGGTATTATACCAAGAACATGCTTTTTGTGTTTGATAGCGGTCAGGAAGTTGATAAACAGAATACCCATAAACTGATCATAGACCCATTCACGATGACATGGGGTCCATAGCCCTACGTGGCCCGCTCCGGATGCTATAACGGGAAGGAGGTGAGAACATGCTGACCAACATCTTCAAATACTGGACTTTCATCAAGAGTCTGATCACGGTCTTTCCAAAGGTGCTCGAAGTGGTGAAGAAGGTCGAGGTGATCAATTCGGCTTCCACCGGTGAGCAAAAAAAGATGTTCGCCAAGCAGCTGCTCGGGGATACCCTACCCGTACCCCCGACCTGGTGCAAGAAAGACTGGGAGGAGTTTTACGGCGGCCTGATTGACGCCGTAGTCGCCCTGCTGCATTGGCGTGGCATCTTCAAGCATGGCCAGGGCCACCCCTGCTACAAGGGGTAGACATGCTAAATGACGCCATTCTTGAAGCAGCCTATCGCGCTATCCGGGGCACCCTCGCGGTCGAGGATCGTCCCGGATATTGCCTCAAGACGGTTCGCCAGATCATCGAGGATGGCCTTGACCTTGCACCTGGCGACTTCTATCGCCTTTGGGTCTATCCGAACTTTCACCTTCGACCCGATGAAACCCCGGAGGACATCAAACCCTACTGGGCGAGGGGCGCTGAGAGGGCTTTGAGGAACGCGGGGCAGGCGGTTCGTTCCATCGAGGACGCCAAGCCTGGCGACCTGGTGTTTTGCTATCGGGTGAGCAAACCCTACGGGCACGTGGGCATCCTGCTCGACGGGAAGCTGATCCTGGAGAACACCTATGCCCTCAACCGGGGGTGGAAACGCGACGGATTGAAGGCCATCAGGATCACTCCGATGCGGCAATGGGATCCGATCACTACCGTCATCAGGCTGAGGCTGCCGGAGGGTGGAAATGCTGGCCAAGTTTAGACGCTTCATGTTTACACCGCTGGCGATCACGCTGGTCTTCATCGCCCTACCGATCTGGACCTATCTCATGCTTGGATGGGAGGCAGCCTGGCGGTTTGGTATCCTGCTTGCGGTGCTCGGTGCCGCCGATCTCGCCATCGGCTGGGGCAAGGGGCTCACCCTCTCAGAGCAGGTGAATAAGGACTGGCATCGCGACCCGAAGCGCTACATCATGTGGATTGCTGGCATTGTAGTAGGGCTTGTGCTTTTGCATTTCCACTTCACGGGTAAATAGGAGGGAGGTATGAAGCGATGAATTGGAGGAGCGTGCTAGAGAACACGATCACGCAATGGGCCGATGGGTATGAAGCGGTTCAGGATGGTGACATTGTGCGATATACAATATTTAGGGGAGGGTATCTGTTTGCGTTTGAGATCGACTATAAGGCTGACATGCCGAGCATTGCCTGGAGCGACGCCTTCCCAACTGATGAGGTTGCTGGGTTCATGGAGGGCCTACATGCCCTACTAACATCTGCGGGGGCCTGATATGCCAAGAGTCCGCGATACTAGCACGGCGGCCGACTCGACTGATACAACCAGTCACTCTATCGTTGTTCCAAACACTCAATCTGGCGACCTGCTACTTTGGTTTGTCGTTAAGGATACGACGGCAGGCGACGGCCCAAATCCACCGGCTGGTTGGAATACATATTATACAAGGGTTAAGTATGCTAGGTTCGCCGTATTTTGGCGCAGGTCTGATGGAACAGAATCTGGAACGACCGTGACAACAACTAGTAGCGACGCGGACGCCTGGGTATCGGTTATGGCAAGCCTAGTTGGGGCCTCTGATCCGGACTCGGTTAGCACGGTTTCTGAGTTTTTGTTTTCGACGGCTGGACACGAGTTTGTGGTGCCAGCTACCACCCTGCCCGGCTCGAATCGGATGGCGTTGTGGTTTGCATGGACTAATGCCACCCCAGCCGCAACTGGCGGACCTGGCGGGGTCATGCTTGGGGCACTTGACGCGACTAGTATTGGCCTCCTTGTACACGCCGACAACTTCTTTAACGAATCACAAACTTACCCATTTGGCCTCCAGGCATCGGCTTCTGTTACCTTTGCTGGTGCGGTAATGTTTGTGCCAGATGATGGAACAGGATGGCACGCCCGCGTAAATAATGGGTGGGTTGAGCGGGCGATCAACTATCTTGCGTGGGACGACGGCTTTATTGACGATGCAAGCACCGACACGTATACCATACCTGTGACGAGCATTGCCGGTAGAACAGCCCAAGCGGCTCCAGCAAGCAATACAAACTATCAGGTAGACGCCGGTATTTATCCGATGCAGAAGGGGTGGCGTACTGCGGCCCCAAAGGGTGCAAACTGGAGAGCCACCTATGGGGCGCTATCTAGAAAATCCGAGGCACCAGCAGACTTGAGCCAGCCTGGCACATTCCTTTTGTATGGTCTGTATCCACAAGAACCACGACGCTTTTTGCAGCTCGGCCCCGTGGATTTTGGGGCTGGCCTCGGTCTGATTGATACCAATGGCAATATGGCATTCTGGCCAACCAACGGCGCGGACGACGTTACTTATCTAAGCGCTGGGTTTCTGAGCTTGCTCCTTGACCCATACTATCAAAGTGGAGCATTGCAATATGATGCCGGTTTTGATCCCGCCAACATAGACAAGTTTCTCTTTGCCGCCCATTCGGCTAACGGAAACGCCTATACCATAGCCTCACGCTTGTTTATTGTGAGCAGTCCACAGATCGTAGGTGGTTCAACGACCCACACGGTCGGGATCAGCGAATTGATCAGGTGGTTTTCCGGATCGTATCACCGCCCCTATCGAACGATAGGTGGACTCTTTGAATTGAGGATACCATTTGACATTGGGGACGGCTCAATCGAAACACATTTCCAGATGAGCGGCCAATCACTACTATTTCCAAGGTCAGGGTCAGTTTCCCTGAGAGATGTAACACACCAGGTCGCACCTGGAAAAATGGGCATCAATCTCAACCTTACTTCGACGAGTACGGCCAGTTTTACATCAAGCTCAATATCATGTCCCAGCGGATTTTATATCAAACATTCTGGCGCTGGTTCAGCTACCATTGACGGATGTAACCTGGGGCATCCGATCCTAGTCGAAGCGAAGAGTGGCTTTGCTTTTACGAATTCCAATATTGAAGGTGGACATAATATTCACGTTTACTCTGGTTCCACATTTAGTGGAAATAGGTTTTCCGGACGACTCAACAGCGCTGACCCGACGGTGATACTTCACGACGTTTCATCACTATCTGACACAACGGTGGATGGTGCTTATATAGCTATACGCCTCACCGATCCGACAATCACCAATTACACCTTTGACGGTGTGGTGCTATCGAATAACGATTACGACATCGAGAATACTAGCGGGGTTAACGTGACGATTGCGATGGTTGGGGGTTCGGTTGCTGATCAGGCTAAGCTGCTAGAAACCAGCGGGAGCATCACTCTTGACTATCAAGCCACCGTGACCGTCACTGGATTTGTGTCTGGTAGCAGAATTCTAGTCCAAAACGTGGATTCTGGCACGATCTTATACAACGACATACCAGCATCAGACCCGCTTGTGGTTAACTTCTCCCTTGGAGGCAATCCATCGGCTAATATTTTGGTTAGGGTTCGTAATGCATCTGGGTACCCAAGATATAAGCCGTGGGAACAGAGCGCTGTCGTTGATTCCACCGGGGCTACGTTTAGGGTCACCCAAACGATAGATGAATGAACCGACATGGCACAAACTGGCCCCTGCTGAGTAGTAGCATTATGGTTGATAGGAGGAGATACCAATGGCAAGCTATGCAACATACGACGCGACCGCTAAAGCCGCTATAGCTGCGGACATGACGGTCACCTACAACAGCGGTACCGGCGGGTATGACATCCGCATGGTAGGTAGCCCGAGCGGCGACCGGTACTCTGTGCTGGTCCTTCACCGCTGGCTTCAAGACCTGGCGGATGAAGGGGCCATTAGTGGCGATGACGAGGTGGCCATCACCGTCCCCAACCCGTCCGAGCGTAAGACGGACAATGTTATTGTGCTACAGAATGGCTTCAATATTGACGATACCGTAGCGCAATACCTGTTCAACGGCTCCATCGAGCAGGATACGGGTAACGTGCTTTATGCCGGTCTCCAGGTGATCGGCAGCGTCGTGGATGGTACGACTTTGCAGATCGTCCAGAACAACGCTCTACTCACGGCCTTCTGGGGAGCCGCCCCGAACGCGCTGAACGCCGGATACCCGAGCGCCGATACCATCATGAACATCCTGGTAAAGGTGAAGGATGCCGGCTCATGGATTGACGGCGGTCGCATCAGAGTGCAGGCGCGGTACTGGGGCGCTACCTACGCCTACGCCTACGCCACGTTGGGCACGGGCATTACCCCGGTAGCGGTTTCCACTAGTACGGACCTCAACAACACCAGTACGGAAGCCAACGCGGCCAGCTACTACACAGCGCTTACCATCACGGAGGGGTACCTAACCCAAGACCTTGACAACGACGGGACCAGCGAGCCCTATTATGTCAAGGTTGACTATGGCACGAACTCCGCCGCCCAAACATACGAGGCCCTGAAATACATTCAGCGCGAAGGAAGTGCTGAAACGATTTTCGGCCTCAGCGGTGAACTATTCCTGGGCATTACACACAAGATTCCAGTAAGCAGTGTCACCGGCTCGTTCCAGACGGCAGAGCAGATCAGCTGGGCAGGTACCAAGTCGGGGACCGCACAGGTGCTCGCCTATGACGGTAGTACTACCCTTTGGGTTCAGCTGCTCACTGGCGAAGCTCCTGCGAGTGGTGATAGCATCACCGGCGCTACCAGCGGGGCCACGGCTACCGCTGGCGCGGTTGCTAGCTACAACCCACCCTCCTACGTTTGGGCCGGTCAGTTTACGGGTTCGGCGTGGATCGGCGGTTATGGTTTCTCGATTGACTTCTCCGATGTCACCAAGGATGACACTTACACGGACCTCAACGATGTCACACACACGCCGCCGAACTACCAGCAGGGAGTCGTCACCAACCTGACTGCGGGCGAGTTTTACGTGTTGGTGGCCCCATCCACCGGTTCTGGGTCTACCACGATCCAGTTTGACCAGTTGAGCGTGTCGGGCTCACACTCTAGTACGGATACCACGCTCACCGTGAGCACGGCCATACCTGCGGATACTCCAGCTTCCGGTTACATTCGCGTGCAAAAGGCCAGCGGTAGCGCTGACTATGCGAAGGTGCAATACACATCGTGGAGCGGTAGTACCTTTACCCTGGCCGCGCAACTTGGGTTTGCGCTTGCTGGCGGCGAGAACGTGTTTGTGGCTTACCTTGACACTCTTGCATCGGCTACGTCTGAGTCCTTTACGGCGGTTTACACGGCGGATCGTCCGATGGTCGTCCGCGTTCGTGACGGTGGAGCAACGCCGATCAAGCCCTTCGAGACACCGGCGACATTTACCTCGACCGGCTTCTCCGTGGCCACTATCGTCATTGCTGACGAGTAAGGAGCAGGCCCGTGGCCTACTCCGTTGACTGGACAAACCGTATCGTTACGGTCCCGCAGTCTGACCTAACGCTCATACAGGCGGCGGGGGCTAATGCCCTCGCCGTGTATGAGCTTGACGTTGCCGATTTCTGGCGCGAGGTTCGGAGGCTCGAGTCCGAAGTGCCAGGCTTGCCGAATCCGATCATCGTTTCCAACACCGCCCCGGCGGCCACGGATAGCGTGACTACCCTTCCGCGGGTGGTGCGGGTCATAAACGGCTACCGGGTGGAGTTTGACGATTCGCCCGGCAACTATCAGGTACGGCTCGTTGGCGGCAACACCAACATTCACGATACTTCCGTACTGGTGCCCAACGGTGTGAGCGTGGTGCCCTCTAACTCCGCCGGTCTCGTGCTCGCACCTGATTCCAGCGGTGCGGATGTCAACGTCACCAGCGTGGGCGGGGTCACGGTAAGCGGGCCGGATGACCTGAAGGCCGATCTTACATTCCTCGAAGCCATCGAGGGTGGAACCTGGAAGATCGAAGACGATGGAAGCGGTAATGCCGTACAGGTGTTTTACGATGCTTCCAACGTTGAGGTAGCACGGGTGCAACTGTACCGCAAGGATGGCCAGCCGGTGAGCATGACGGAGTTTGACGCGGCGAGCATCACGGAGCGGAGGAGGGTCTAGTGCCAGGCCCGCACAGTCAGATCATCACGCGCGGATATGGCACCCTCGCCTCGCAGAGCCGCATCATCATGAGAGGCTATGCTGGGGCGGTAACCGCCGTGACCCGTAAGGTTGCTGAGATCGTCAAGCTAGCTGGAACCCTTACCAGCATAGTTAACTTGGAGGGAACATGGCGCAGGTAGAAGTTATTGAGCTTGAGGCCAGTGTAAATATTAAGGGCGAGCACGACGCTTCCGTAGCCCTTGGCGTAGATCGTGACGCCAGCCTGATCCAGGTGCTCGAAGTAACGGCCAGTGTTACGCAGATTGTGGAAGCCGATACCGAGTTTTTGCTTGAGGAGGCATAATGGCACAGAAAGTCTATGTTGGAGATACCGGGACCATCATACGCTTCAGGTTTTCGAGCGCCGAAACTTTTCCCGATGGTCCTTACACGGCAAAGATCAAATACCGGAAGCCATCAGGACAGACGGGCGAGTGGGGTGGCACGGTTACTCTTAACCCCGATCCAGCATACGCAGCCTACGTTGACTACACCACGCTTGCGGATGACCTCGATGAGGCAGGAACGTGGTGGTTGCAGGCCTACATTAGCGGCGCTTCATGGACCGGCCATAGCAATTCCGTCAAGCTTACGGTGTATGACCTTTTCGAGTAGGGTGCTTCACATGGTTCATTCTGGCTTCCCAATTAGATTACCATTGGGGCGGTGGGTGGTTATGAATCCCATGATGGGGGTCTTAAGTGAAGCGCGAGTTAATCATAGAGCTAACCTTGCTCGTGACTACTGCCATTGCGTTTCTCGCGCTAGTAGTCAAAAGCATCCTTACAGGGGACGACATACCCCCAACGCTGGCCTACCTGATCGGCCTGAGTTGGGGGAGCTTGCTTGGTGTTAAGGAGGTCGTCAGGAGAATCGGGGGCGGTCGTTGTGAAGAGGACGTTGAAGAGTAACCCGCATGCGCTTACCGCATTAATCATAGCTTCATTTGTTGGTGTTATTCTACTTGAGGTTTACATTTCCAACAACGCACTCACCGCTTTGCTGGTGTGGCTTGGCCGATCTGTTATTATCGCCTACGCCGTGCATCAGGCGATCATCGCGCTGGCCGGGATGGCCGATGACATGCTTGAGTTGTTCTCCGGTTTGGGCGGCCTGATGTACCTTGTGGGCGTTCATCTATGGACCATACAATCGTATCAAGGACGCTATGACCTTGACCTGCTGTTGCGGGTGCTTGGTATAGCCCTAATGCTGCTACCGCGCGTTTGGCGCGTTACCAAGTTAGCCCTAACCGGCTGATAGACCACGCAGCATTTGCACCACGTCACTCACGGGTTCGCGCCCGTGAGCCTTTCTGTACCTGACGTAGGCCTCCGCCACACCTCCATGAGCAAAGCCCCCGATTACGGCCTTGGCCACCTCATTTATACGGATGGCCGGCTTACGTATGATTTCAAAGCGCTCGACCCCGGCTAGCCGTAACGTGGTATCGGCCATACTGGCTTCTTCTTCCGTGGTGCAAACTGCCTTGACGATATCGGAAGTGTTACCGGTCCAATCCTCGAAACTGACGAACCTACGGCCGGAGTCAAGTCCACGCCACTCTACAGTGTAGTGGCGTCCATTGCTGAGCCTTTCGATGTGGATGGTTACGTACCCGGGTCGCCCTTCGCCGTGCCCGGTCTGTACTGTTGGGCCGGTGTAATAGACGTGCCAGCCGTTACTATCCACGAAGTCGTGTGCGGCATGCAGGTGACCTAGCACCATTATTCTGCGGGTGGAATCGGCATCGTCCGCAGCGCTAGCGCCGGTAAGCACGATTTCGTCTTTCCCAAGGTGCTCGGTTGGCGGGGCGTAGGGACTCTCTGGATGCGTACCGTGCCCAACGTAGATTTGCCGCATGCGACCATCGGGGTAAAGCGAGCCCTCTCCCCAATTGAAGATCGTGATTCCGGCATCTTCAATATCGGCATAGCCTACGCTGATACCGTTTTTCAACCAATAGAGGGATTTGAACGCATCGAGGGCTGAGTGGTTGTGCCCGTAGTCGTGGTTTCCATGCACCATAAGCGTGCGAAAAGGTGAGGTCAACGGCCTTTCCATAATGGCGTCGGTTAGCCCTGCGATCAGCTTGGGCTGAGGCTTCGAGGAATCGAAAACGTCACCGGCCATGATTAGTAGGTCAGCGCCCGTGGCCACTGTAGTTACGGCGTCGAGCACGTCATGATCCCGTTCGGGATACAAGCGGTGCCGCTTTCCTAGATGGAGATCGCCCAAGATGGCCACCCGATAATGTTTTTTGCGACGCTTCGTTCCATTGCCTTCAATCATTGCTATGCTCCCAGACCTTCAACCACGTTGAGCGGTTGTTACCACGGCGCTTGACGCCCATAGCTAGCATTCGACTATCGGCATGCAGGTAAAGCACTTCCTTGGCCCGCGTGAGGGCGGTGTAAATTATTTCCCGGTTCGCCATTACGTAGTGCCCCCTGTCCAGCACGAACACGACGCGCTCCCACTCCGAACCCTGCGACCGGTGCACGGTGATGGCATAGGCGAGCGCCAGGTTGGTGAGGGAGGTACCGCCGCTTTTGCGGTTGATTTCTACGTGCTGATCGCCAAGGTTAATCACCACGTTCTCCTTCGTGATTTCCCTGACGATGCCAACCTCCCCGTTCATGATGCCTGCGTCATAGTCGTTAGACATGCCGATGACGGGATCACCTACGTTGATTTCGGCACCACCCGCGCCGGTGAAGGTTAGGGTTGAGCCGCCCAACTGAAAGAAGATTCGGCGAGGGGAGCCTGGCGCGTTGACCTTGCCTTTAATGGCCTGGTTGAGCCCCCAAACCCCGAGCGGCCCCCTGTTCATGGGCGTGAGCACCTGAACCTCTTGACCTGCGTTCCACATATCGGCTACCCGTTGAACAATGGCATCGGGGTCGTTCGGGTGGACTTGCAACGTATCTGGGAACCGGCCTTCGAGCACCTGGTAGGCCGCTTTGACGATGGGGCTTTGCTCAGCCTGACGGTAGATGCGGGTAAGACGCACAACCGGCCCGCCGCGCCGTACAAGGTCGTGAAAGACCTGGCCAGGGCCTACGCTTGGCAACTGGTTGGCGTCGCCAACGAGCAGCAGCTTGGCTCCCTTCGGCATGGCCTCGATGACCCGTCGCATGAGTGAAACGTCAACCATGCTCGCTTCATCAATCACCAGCAGATCAATTTGGAGCGGGCGGCCTGGTCCATAGGCCCATTCGCCTCCCGGCTTATATCCCAGCAGGCGGTGAATGGTTGACGCGTCTTCAATCCCAAACGCCCGTAGCCTGGCCGCCGCCTTTCCCGTAGGCGCGGCCACGGCCACGCGCATTTTGCCGTGAGCCTGAGCAGCGGCTATGATCGAGGCCAGGGTGTGGCTTTTGCCTGTTCCAGGGCCGCCGGTGAGTATGACGAGGTTGTGGGCTTGCAGCAGCATAGCCGCTCGCACCTGCTCGGCGCTCAGTTTGTTTTGTAACGAGATGGCCACGTCAACGAAGCGGTCATCCCTGTCCCCTTTGACAAGCCCGCGCTGAGCCGTGTAGAAGTCGTGGATGGCCGTTTCGGCGGCGTGGTGCTTTTTGAGGCCAACCCAATCGTCTTCTTCTATGGCAAGACCTTTCTCGATGGAGAATCGTAAACCGCGCTCCAGGTCTTCGCGGCTTACGTCTATGTTTTCGGCTTCGGCTAGGAACTCTTCGAGTGTGACCGCCGTATGGCCTCGCTTGCTGGCCAGTTGATCGAGCACGTAAACGGACATGGCTTGCAGACGGCGCGGGTCTGTTTTTTCGATTCCCATGCCCTCGGCAATCTCATCGGCCAGCTTGAACCCGATACCCTGGACCATAGTGAGTAGGTAGGGGTTGGCCCTCACCGTTTTTACCGCGCCTACCCCGAAGTGCTTGAAGGCGCGGTATGCGTAGGCGTTGCTCAGCCCCATCTCGATGAGCGTGCCAACCTCCTCGATTTCGTGCTGGCGCTCGCGCCACAATGAGCTTATGCTTTCGGCCTTTTCGCGGTTTACACGTTTTATTTTTTGCAAGAACTCCACATCGCCAAGCCTGGAAAGTTTGTCACCTACCGCCTCCATGATCTGCTTAGCCGTAGACGGCCCCACGCCATCCACGTTATCGGCTAACCAGCTAGCTATGGCGGATGCGCTGTTGTCACGCACCACGCGAACCTTGCTAGGCGTTAGTTGAGTACCGTATTTGGGGTGTTCCCTTGGTTGAAACTCCCCTTCGAGGATATCACCCGGTTCTACTCGCCCAAGTTGCCCGGCCACGACTTCCTGCTTGCCGTCAAAGTCTACCAACGTTACGGTAAACCCGCTACCTTCGTTTGCATAGATGATACGCTCGACTTTTCCCCTCACCGTCGCCTCCCTGACTTATTATATAGGCTAGGGTAATATAAAACAAGGGGTTGCGCTGGGTTATGGAGAGCACTAAAATACCCGCATGGCCCTAGGCGTTAAGAAAGCAGGTGTGCCCCCTCTAGGCGAAGGGGGCACAGAAGGGAGAGACGGTGAGATCTCCGATAACTATTATACACCGCTTCAGTCATGGATCAACCCTCGATAGCGTACCGGTGCCTACGGAACTTTTACATGACGTAGGAGTGTCACTGGGGGCGAAGGGGGTTTACATCATGCTTGCGTCCAAGCGATCCGGTGAACGGGTTGACTTCGATGCCATCCTCGAGGATTACCTGCAAGAACTGGAGAACGCCGGTTGGGTTGTGGTGACCAACCGGCGAACGAGAAGGACCGTGGAGCTTTTGCAGCGGCAACCAGACCACGCAAGGATTGGGGGATACGAGGTATAGCTGCCATGACCATTATACCATCTACACGCCAGCCCGTTAAGGGGTCAACAAAGGTGGCGCATTCGATTCTCAAGGACCGCTCGCTTACGGACGAGGCCAGGGGTTTGTTGATCTACCTGATGAGCAAACCCGAGGGGTGGATTTTTACCGTAGGCCGGATAGCCAGACACAAGCATTTGTCCGAGGCGAAGGTGAGGCGGGCGCTCAGGTTGATCGAGGGGGCTGGGTACCTTCAGCGCATGCCGGTTAGGAAAAACGGACGCAACGCGGGCTTCAGGGTGGCCGTCAAGCGCCAAGCTGGCCGGTTCGCCCTGATCCCCAACCGCTACGTGTCAGCCCTGAGCATTCAGGCCCTTGGCCTTTTGGGCGTGCTGGCCGCCGCGCCGCCGGGGTGGGTTTGGACGGCTCGGGGCTTGTTACGCGCGACGGGCGTTGGAGCCTACACCCTACAGCGCCTCCTGGGAGAACTGGTAACGGCCGGGGCCGTCGAAAAGGAGCGGGTGCGGCATACGAACGGCCAGTACGGAGGTATGATCCTCACCGTGGTTGGAGTGCCAAAACCAGCGTTGGTTTTACCAAAGGCTGAAAAGCCAAAGCCTGAAAAACGCAAGGCTGAAAAACGCGTACACGCTCCGCCAGGCACGCTGGAAACGGCCGCCCTAAGTAAGAAGGAAACTTCGAGTAAGAAGAAAGAAGAGAAAGAAGACGCTACGCTAAGTATCGGAGATGGAGGAGCCGAAGCCAAGGCCAGTCATCCACAACCCGCTGCAGGAGGGGTAACGCCTTCACCCCAAAAGACCAGGACCAAAAAGCCCAAGAAAAAGGAGCCAAGCCCTGCGTTCCGCGCGGCTCAATCGTTGAAGATGCCGGAGAAGCACCGCCGCCGCTGGATGGGGCTGGCGCGGAACCTGACCAGCCGGGGAGCGGCCAACGGGATTGCGGCCAAGTGGCCGGACCTGATACCAGCGCTCATGCACTTCAGTTTTGCGGCGCGGTTGACGGCACATACCACCGCGATCTGGACGCAAGACGTTTACCGTGCGGCCAAAGAGCACGGCCCTAAGCGGGTAGCCGCAGCCCTGGAGCGGGCAAGCCGCAGTCGTGATCCACTCACCACCTTCAAGCGAGCCCTTGCTGAGGAGCCTTTTGATCCGATGGCGGTGCAACCGCCGATCAACCCGGACCTATGGCGGGTGCTCGTGCTTCATCTTGAGCGCATGAACGGCTCCCTTGGTAGGCCACAGGTCGAGTTGTTGCTTGGCAAACTGGTGCGGTGGATCAAAAAACACGGCCACAAGGCCACAGAGGAGGCGGTGAGCCGTGCGGTTGAACGCGGTTGGCGCAATGTATACGAGCCCAAACCCGGAGGCATGGCGTGGAACCACAAACCAGCAAGCAACGGCAATGTGCCCCGCCTCGCTTCCGAGCACGAGGTGTTTGGTCACCGTGATCCCTGGCGCTACCCGTGGCCCAAGCGCTTGCTCGACGTAGTGGGGCCGCCGCCCGATCCGGACAACATCGAGGCTTGCCGTGAATGGTTTTGGGAGGTTGGGGAAAAGGCCCTTTATGCTGAACATTTCGACATACCGCAGGGCGAGGCGGCCAAGGTATGTGAGGATTGGGGGTTTAAGTTGTGAGCTTTCTCGAAGGCCTTGAGCGCGAGCTTGCTATCAAGTGGGGAAGGGGCCAGTTTCAGCTAGAGGCCATTCATTACGTTGACGGGTCCAAGTCTGATACAGAGATTGATTACGAGATGTCTTTCATTTACCCCAAGTTTAGGAATGGGCGGGTCGTGCGGTGGTATGTAGATCATGGCGGCTCGGGTTTGCCGCATACGGTCTACGTTTTCTCCGTCAAAACGAGCAACGGAGGGTAAGGGTGAGCAGCCTAACGCGCGATGAGCTTGTTGCCTGGAAAGAAAACCCCATGCAGGTAGACCATGAGGCGCATGAAGAGGCGTGTTCGGATGGGTTCGTCTACCTAAACGACGGTTCGGCCGCGAGGTGTCCCGTCTGCGACTGGCAGCGTCACCGGGAGAAGCTGCTTGTTGAGATGGAGCGGGCTGGAATCAGCCGCCGGTACCTGCTAACCGAGTGGTCCAAGCTTGAGATGACCCCGATGTTTTCGAGGCTTAAGGAGGCCGTTGCGAAGATCGGCGAAGTTTTGGAGAGCGGTATGAGCGCCGTATTCACGGGGCCGCCAGGGACAGGCAAGAGCACGGCGGCGGCGCTGATGGCCAGGGCCGCCATCGAGCGCGGTCACACGGCTCACATGGCCAACATCGGCCGCATAAGCGCCTTGGTGCGGTCGGGGTACGACGGTGACGGCGACGGGTGGACGGAGGCGGGAGCGATTGAATGGTTGGCCACGCCCGATCTGCTCGTGCTTGACGATCTTGGAGCCGGTGAAACGCGCGAGGGGTCGCATGAACTGAAGTTGCTGTATCTAGCGCTGGAACAACGTCAGGCCAACGGCCTGATCGCCGTAGTGACTACCAACCTGTCGGAGGATGCGCTGCGAGACCGCTTAGGCGAGCGGGTGATGAACCGGCTCATGCCCTACAAGGTCTTTAGGTTTGGCGGCAAAAATTACAGACGGCATAGGGCCGCCTCCTGGCCTGGGCTTGAATAATATAGCCGTGCAATATATAATGAGATCGGGAGGTGAACCGTTTGACGGAAAAAGAGGTGAAGAGGCTGGCGTTGACCGCCGTAGGCAACGAAAAGGTGGCCGAGGTGCTGCGTCGGCTGGCCGAAGGACCGGTCAAGTCGTGGGATGTACTCGAAATGTACCCCGACCTGTCAACGTCCACGGAATGGATATGGCCCAAGCTAGGCGAGGCCGGGTTCGTCCGGGTGGAATCGGGTATCGAGTACAACCCGAAGAAGCAGCGCTCCACCCGCGTGAGGACGTTTTACCAGGGGCCTAACTTTGGTAAGCTTTATGCCCTACTCAGGGCGGCTGATGACATCGGCGGCTTTGAAAACGTCACTCCAGTCACGACGGGCGGCACCATGAAGCCAGTACCCGAGGGCGAGCCCGTAGAGGAGGTGTAAGTTGTCTGATTCCCACCGTAGGCCTTCGCCGGTGTGCTGGACCCAACCGTGGCACTCACGGCATAGCGGTACCACAAGGTCACTGCTACGTCTCCGCCCGAGGTCCGGTGCTGGCAGGTGGTGCGGGTCGCACCATTGCTCGATTCCACACCGCACGCACCGCTGAGGCGTAGAGCGTATAAGGTGGAGAACGTCAGGGCGTTTGATTGATAAAGGTTTGTCTAGCATGTTAGCAGTATAAGGGAGATGGTGAGATGACCGACCTAGAGGTTGCCCTTACGGAAGAGATGCAGCAGATCGCACGGGCCGCACTCCTGGAGGGCAGCTACTATGCGAAGCCTGAGCACCAGCAAGATCAGCGCTGGAAGGACACCGCCCCAAGCAAAAGGCAGCTTCGCCTGATCCGGATGCGACGGGGCGGCCCTTCGTTTAACTACCCTATTCCGGAGGCGCTTTATAAAGCGATGATGATAGCCCTGACGGGTGAACCCACGAGCAGGGCGATCACCACCCGTGAGCAGGCCGTAACTTACCTGGATGCCGTGAGCCATATTGACCCCGAGCACCTAAAACGCATTGCGTTGATCATTGCGCGTATCAAGTTTGGAGGCGCAGGCCATGCTCACCCTTGAAGTCGAGCGGTATGGAATTATAAAGGGGCGTCAGTTTAGCTTTGGTGATGGCGTAACGGCTATTGTAGGCGGCAACGGCTCGGGTAAGAGCACGTTGCTGGATGCCATCGTCTACGCCATGTACGGCGTGAACCGCTTCTCCGAGCCGTCCAACGTAAAACTGCTCATAGACAACGATGGGCTAGCTATATTTGAAAGGTCGAGAGCGGGCAAGAATACCAAGGTTGAGGTCACGCTGCCAGGAGAGGGGGTGTTGACACAGCACCGGCGGGCCTTGGAAGTGATGCTACAGAACGGGTGGTTGTCCTATGAGCAGGCCGCCATCACCTGGTTTGGAAAGCAGCAACACCTTGGCTTCCTAGGTCTGAGCGCTAGGGACCGCCGGCTGGTTGTTGAAGAATTGCTAAGGCTTGACGTGTGGGATTCTGCAGTTGAAACGGCCAAGCGCAAACGCCAGGAGGCGCAGCGCGGGCTCGAAACCGCGCGGGGGCGGTTACAGCAGCTCCTTGACACACAAAAAAGCCTTGAGGAGCGAGCGCGGTCTATTGGTAAGGAACTCGAGGCCCTGCCACCGCTCGACGGGGTTATGGAAGAGCCGCCGCCTTATACGATTGAGCAGGTAGAGCAGGCGGAGGCCGAACTGGCCGGTGTAGTCGAAGAGCTTGATAGCCTGCAGTCAGAGGTAGCTAAGGCCGAAAGCCACCTGAACGAGGTCCGGGGGCGTTTGGAGTTTTTAGATGAAACCCTGGCGCGGTTGTCTAAGGAGCTAACCCGTGCTGATGATGAGGCCAAGGCCTTGACCCTGGCCATCGAGGTTGTGGACACTGAAACCCCATGCACCAATGATCAGAAAACGGCTTGCCCGTTCGTCATAGCCGCCCTTGGCCAGGCGCGGCCCGACCGTGAACGTCTGGCCGAACTGACTACCCTCCGCGAGGTTTTAGAGCGCGACCTTAAGGAAGCGGCCAAGCGCCGCAATGAACTGCACTCCGACCTTGCCAGCGGCGAAAAAGCGCTTGTGGCGTTGAAGCAGCGGGTGAAAGAACTTGAGCGTAGGCGGGCGCGTTTGCTGCCTATCGTTGAAAAGCGGGAGCAGGCGACTACGTGGACCAATGAGCAGCGTCAGAAGCGCGAGATGCAAGAGCGTCGCAGCAAGCTTGAAGCCTCGTTACAAACCCTTGAAGCCACGCTGGAGCAGGCGAGGGCTGATTCAGAGCGGGTAGAAAAGAGTATCGAGGCGCTGACCCGTGAATACACCACCTGGACTGAGGCGGTCAACGACCTTGGCCCGAAGGGTGTGCGTCACCACCTACTGATTTCGGCGCTTCCACAACTGGCCCAACGGGCGAACGACGTTTTGCTTGAGCTAGGGGCTCCCTTTCAGGTGGGCTTTCGCACGGAAAAGGAGTTGACTAAAGGGGGCAGGGGTGAAACCTTGGATGTCATGCTGGTGCGTGACGGAGTAGAGGTGGATGCCAGCACGGCCTCGGGTGGCGAGCGGGTGCTGGCCGATCTGGCGTTCCGGCTGGCGCTCATGGATGCTTACCGTGGTGCGGGGTGGAAGGTGCCTAGCCTGCTTGTGCTCGATGAGACCCTAGCACCGCTTGACGCTGAAAGACGCGTTACTGTCTTGAGCGGTCTACGTAAGCTTGGTATTGAGTCCATCGTGCTTACAAGCCACGTCGAGGAAGTAGCCGATTATGCCGATTACGTAGTTGAGGTGAAACGATGAAGAAGAGAAAATCAAAGGTGAGAAAGAAGCCTGGTGATGATTGGTTCAAGGTCGCGGAGATGGCCGAGGTAGCCGGTCTGTCTAAGAGCGCGATGGCGGCGCGGGTGGAAAAGGTCATTAACGAACACCCTGAAGAAGTCAAGGGCAAGGTGGTGCTATGGCACAACTCCACCTACGTACACCCGAAGGTCTTTGACCTGGTGATGACCCTCTACCCGGTGCCCGTGGTCAAGAGGCCGCCTTCGGGCTGGAAGCGCACCCGTGAGCTTTCCGAAGAGCTTGGGATACCGCAGTCAACGATTAGCAACTGGGTTCGGGTTGGAAAGGTCAAGGCCGTTCGGGTTGGGAAGGCCTTCTACCTTAACCCCAGATCGGCCATGCGCCTGATCGAGTTGCACCGTGCCTCCTCCAGCAATCCAGGTCAGCCCTGGTTGCTTATTTTCAAGGCGGCGATGATCTACGGCGTGGCCCAACGCACCATTAAGCGCCTGGTCCGTCTGGGCAAGGTACGGGCGCTTGAGCGCGGACGCAAGTTTTACGTCAACGAGGATGACCTGGAGGCTCAGTTATCGCAGCGCCGTAGCCGTGACGAAAAGCCACCGGCCAACGCAATAGCTAAGACGGAAATGATGAGGCTTTTGGGGCGTGACAGCGTAGACCGCATCGTCCGTATCGCCAAAAAGAAGGGGTGGCACTACGGCGAGTATTTTACGGATGGGGCCTGGCGCGTTTACGTAGACCGCAGGGTGCTTGACGAGATCGCCATTCCCAGCTTGCCTAACGACTGGGTTCCCCTTTACGAGATCGTTCCCCAAAACAAAAAGCACACCACGCGGTCCCTAAAGCGCAAGCTTCAGGATATGGGATACGAGGTGCGTATCTTCATCTATAAAGGGAGGAAGGTGCTGGCTACACCGGCATGGGCCATCAAAGAGTTGACGGGCGGGAGGGTTGCATGAAGAAGAGGATCTCGGTTGAAAACGACGGATTCGTTGAGTTGATTGACCACATGGGCGATGATACCCGGATCGTCGAGGCGGCGCGGGTGAGCTATAAAGGAAGCCGGCCGAAACGTGATGACGAGCGTCTGATTCACTACCTAATGGACAACGGGCATATGAGCCCGTTTGAACACGTCGAGTTTGAGTTTTACATCAGGGCTCCAATCTTTGTAGCCCGCCAGTGGTTCAGGCACCGCACGGGTCAGCCCAACGAGGTCAGCCGCCGCTATCGCGCCTTCGACGGCGGGCTTTGGAGGCCGTCAAGCTGGTTCAAGCAGAGCAAGAAGAACAAACAGGCTAGCGCTGGTCTGCTTGCAGATGAAGCGGCGGCCGAAGCCACCCGAGCCCTGGATAAGGCCTACAGGGCGGCGCAAGACGCCTACGCTCGCTTGCTCGACCTCGGGGTATCGAGGGAGCAGGCCCGCGCCGTATTGCCCCTGGGTTCGTATACGGAGTTTTACTGGAAACAAAACCTGCGAAACCTGCTCAACCTGCTCGATCAGCGCTTGAGCCCGCACGCCCAAACCGAGACGCGGGCCTACGCCGCCGCCGTGCTTGCACTTATCAAGCCAGTCGTTCCCGTTGCAATGGCCGCTTGGGAGAAAGCGAGGGGTTTCTGATGATTCTTGGAGCATGGTTTTGGCGGTGGTTTGGCCGCAGCATCGTTGAGCCCTTCGACCCTGGACAGATCAGCCCCGCAAGTTACGACGTAAGCCTTGGAAACCGGGCGATCTTCTATCGCTTCAAGGGCGTTGACCTTCCGGGGCTCAGGGTTGAGCTTGACGACGGTAAAATCTTTGTGCCAGTCCCCGGAGAAGATCGGGTTTTGACCTTTGACAACCAGCTACGGGCGGGCGACATCTTCCTCGCCGAAACGGCGGAATTTTTCAGGCAGCCGCGCGGGATTAGCCTGAGCCTGTACCTTAAATCCAGCACGGCACGCTCGTTCCTGGAGCACCTTCACGCCGGTTGGGGAGAACACGGCTTTCACGGCCGCTACACGCTGGAGTTCAAGGCCGTGGCACCGGGACGCCTCTACCCTGGAAAGCCAATAGGTCAGATGGTGGCCCATGCTACGCTAGGCTGGCACTCGTATAGGGACAAGCAGAACCGCCACTATCAAAACCAGAGTGGGGTCACGCCTAGTCTCAACGACGGCCTGGCGTGGAGGCCGTGGTGGAAAGACCCTGATCTTTGCGAGCAATGGCGCGTCGAGCACGGTATTGACCTCCGTATGCGGTGCAACCATGCGGCAGCGGTACAAGCCCTTGAGCAGCTTATGGGTTTCGGGTGGCGAGGATGAGGCCCACCTTTCGCATTCACACCTTTGGCGGCGTTGGGGT